CCATGTTGCTGACCGCATTGTATGCGCGGTCAAAACATTCGGTGGTCACCTCCGATACACGCTCCTCATTCTTGCGTTGTATCTGAGCGGTGATCTTCTGCTTGTCATCCTCAGACATGGCGACCCGAAAGTCTCCAGCCTCAGGGACAGGCCGCACCTCGATGTCTGCCCAGAACATGCCAGCGACATCAGCTTGGTGGGGAAACAGACCTGCGTCATACAGATCACCCAACCTGTCAGGTGCCTGATCGACAAGCTCAGGGTACACCTTGACGAAGTCAGCGACTGCGAGGTCGAAGGCGTCCTTCTTCTCACGCATGACCTCAGTGAAACGCTCGTAGCCGCTGGCCTTGATGATGTACCAGCCATCCTCAGACCACGGTGCGGTCTCAGCAGCGAACACATTGTAGAGAACACCCCGTGCGGTCTTGACCGCTTTGTATTTGGAGTGGGTGGTATCGATGGTGGTCTTGAGAACCTTGACCGCCTTGTTATTGGCGTTCTTCTGATCCGCGACCTCAGCCGATACAGCCTTGTCAGTTTTGGAAAAACTGGGGCACTTGACCGACAGCCTTACAAGCAATGCTTTTTCTGAAAGCATGATAGCTCCTTTCGATGGTTGATATTTACGAGTCACCAGTGACTCAGGATGTGATGCATTCGCATCTATCAGCACACCCGCTGTGATGTGCTGGTAGATGCGGGGGCGTTAGCCCCCACACCGTAGGCGTTAGCCGATCTCCACATCGGCATTGTCTGCGCGGTACTCGCATACTGCGCGGGTCTCAGCCAGATCAGGCTGACGGGACAGGATGTCCCGCACTAGGACGACACTGAACTCCCGCCCCAGTCGCTTGCCGTAGATCAGCGCAGCGCCAATGGTCTCTTCGGTAACCCGCTTGGCGATGTTAGACACCAAGGCGATGGTCACGTCAGTCTCTGTCGGCACCTCGCAACCCTCTGGGTCATCGAAGACCTTAGAGACAGGGATCAGCCTGTCAAAGATGCGGAGGAAGCCAGCGAACTCTGCCGCACGTCCCTCGCCAATCACCCCAGAGAATGCTGGCAAGTAGTCTTTGCATTCCAAGTGGGGAAGCAGGGCCGACACCGTAGACCATGACCGTGCGGTGGGGCACACCTCAGCCTTGGGGTCGAACTCTTGGAGTGCATCAGGGCGGTGCCTGATGTATCCGACCACACGGTGATCGATGCCCGACTGTCCAGCCCATGCCGCCCAGTCGTCAGTGTCAGCCTCCAGTGGCACCACCGTGAGACGGTCCCGCACATGGGTTGGCAGTGGCCGACAGCCAGCCTTGTCCTTGGAGCGGTTGCCTGTGGCGATCACCGCCCAGCCCTTGGGCAGCTTGTAGCCATGCAGCTCCCGCTCCAGCAAGAGCCGCGCAGCACCGTTGAGAACGCCCTCGTCACCTTGAGGTAACTCGTCAATGAGAAGGACACCGACATCCCCGTCACGATCTGCGCGGGGTAGCCAGTCCATTGGCTTGAAGGTGGTAAGTGACCCTGACACGTCAGGGATACCCGTCCAATCCTCCCGTGCCATCGTGGGCACTGGGGCATAGATCAGGTTACCTCCCAGATCGTCAGCGACCTGACGTGCTAGGGCAGTCTTGCCCAGACCGGGTTCGCCTTCGAGGTAGGGCACACGACCCGACTTGACGATGGCGTGAACGATGCGAAGTGCTTGAGAAAATTTCATGAGCTAGGCTCCTTTCAAGGCTTGTTTGGTTTGGGAAACAGTTCCTCTGAAAATCATCAGAGCAACCTTGGCGACCACGATGGCCAGTGATCTGCGGGTGGGCAGACCACGATTAGCGAGTTCATCTTGAGCAACGCTGGCAATCTCCGTGATAGATGATTGCGAGTGTAACTCGAACTCGAAGTGAGGCTGCATGTCTGATGCAATCTCTTGGATAACTTGATCTGACACAAACATTGTGTCCTCCTTTCGGGTTGGTTGAGATGATGGTGTAATTGACACCGTCGAGGGCACCCAGCGGGTGCCCTCTGCGTTGGCAACTATCGACGTAGCCTCGCCATCTTATTGAGGTGACGCTGGCGTTCTTTGAAACGCTGCTCACGTCGCTTGTTTCTCCGACGAACGTGGGCGATGTACGGGTCAGGTTCGTAGGTGCTGTAGAATGCCAAGGCAGCGGTGAACACTGCCGCGACAACGAAGATTGAGCAAAATAAAATGACTGCGCTCATGATCAGTTCCTCTCGTTTTTGGGTGTGTACTTTTCCAAGTGCAACACGTTGTTAACGTACCATCTCTTGTGCCCATGCTTGTGAACATGCAGAGAGTGCTTGCCCTGCCTTGGCGTGGCCCTTTTGTCAGCCGTGCCATCTTTTTTTCTAGGCTGGTACAGGTTGGTGACGACAGTCCAGCCAGAGCGGCGAGGGTGTGTCTCGCGGCTCTGGCCTACGCAAACGCGACCATATGGTGTATAATTCATGATCCATGCCCCCTGCGTTTGAACACCGATTGCCAATTGTTTTTGTCTAGCAGGTGGTCAGCCAGCAGCCCCATCAGGTCTGCCTTGCAGTCCTCCAAGGTGGCAGCATATGTCACCTCAAGGACGTGGCCGTCCGCTGTGACATAGCCCGCCCAGCGCAGGTCTTCGAAACCTTCGGCAGCCTCATGATCTGGGGCAGCGTTGTATTGCCGAAACTGCGGCTGCGTAACGTCCATCGACGTGAAATATTTTTTGTTCATGTTATGCCTTTCGGTTGATGTTGATATTGAGTGGTTACCCAGAACGCTGCGCAGCGGTGCAGCGTTTTCGGCCCGTACCAATGGGCGCTCATCAGTGGGCTTGGTCTGCCTCGCATTCGGGGCAGATCGTGGGGGTCTCGAATGCCTCTGTGTAATACGCGCAGTCGTCGCAATCGGGGTCGATCTCAATGATCTCAACCTCCCCAGCTTCCTCCATGTGATCCATGAAGTTTTCAGGGGTAAGCTTGGACAGATCAACGTCAGCGGTAAGCGCATAAGTTTTGTATTTCATTTCAACTCCAATCGTAAAAGTTACCAGTGACTCAGAAAGTGTGCCGCCCCCGAAGGGGCGGCGTTGGATTAGACTGCCTGTTTGAGGACAGTCACGTTGTCGTCGTATCCGCTGCCGACCTTGGCGAGGTCAGCGGCGTTCATGACCAATTCCCAGACAGCGGTCTTGCCTTCGACGGTATCGACATCGTGACCGTTTGCCTTGGCAAGCTTCTGGGCGAGGGCGACGATCTGCTCTTCGTCGCTCAATTCCTCCTTCGGGTTCAGGAAGGCGACCAGCTTGTTGAAGCTGTTGATCTGCAACTCTTCGCAGCGTTGGTTGATCGTGTCGCGAAACTTTCCAGCGGTCAGGTTGTCGCTGTAGCCGCCGTCTCTTGCGACGTTGATGGTGCTGAGAAATTCAGGATGCTTGGCAAGCTTGAGGGCATTTTCTGCCAGCTTCTTGCCTTTGCCGCTGGCATTCTTCTGCCCCAGCACATCGAAGCACACCGCATCGCGGAACTGGCCAGCCTTCTTGCTGCCCTTGCGGAAGTTTTGGCGAGCAGCTTCAACCGCCAGAATGCCGATCAAGGTGAACTTGTCAGCCTCGACAAATTGGTTGGCGCGGAATTCAGAGATCTCAGCTTCTTTGCGTGAGATGTCGGCGGCAACGTGAGCAGCTTGTTTGATGATGTTTGTCATGTGTGTGATCCCTTCGATCTGAATGTGTTTCGACCATGCTTGGTCCAAGGGGCAGGATTGCCCTCATCAGGGGTGCAGCATCAGCACCCGACACTTGCGGGGTGGTCTCTCAGTCAGCAACCGTTCGTTGCCTCGCACGTCCAGCTTGCTATCGCTGGGGGTTCGCGGCGGCAGAGATGCCATCCCCGTGATCCCCGTTGCCAACGTCCTTTCATCGTTGTCGTGCAGCGGGGTCTCATTCTGGCGGGGCTGTCACACCTTACGCTCTTGTCCGTTTGCTAGGACACCAGCCTCATTGCTGATGCGGTCCCTTCCCGGATCGCTGTGGTTCGCTTTGTTTCTGGCTAGCGTTGCCCAGGGGGTGGCCCCCGCTCGGTGACTGATGTGTGCCGCCGAGGACCTACGTATGGACCCACTCGGTGGGCTTGTCAAACACAAATTGTCACATTATCGAAAGTTTTTTTTCGGTTTGAGGCTGACTGCGGGTTTCCAGTGGCCACCAAATCCCATTGATTTGTCAGGAGGTGAATTTAAGCTGTTTTTTGGACGTGTTTTTACATGCGCTGCGAATCGTCATTTTCGGGCGCTACTGCAAGAAAAACGAGTCGGTTTGTAATGTTTTCAATGACTTAATTTTTTTGGGGGTGTCGACCTGGTCGCACGCTGCGTGTCACCCCCGCCTGAAAAAAAAGGAGATTCGGACGATGTCAGACAGTTTGAAAGTGGTGGGCGGCACCGACAGCGGCAAGCAGTCGGGCAAGGGGCGGCGACCACTGACCAGCAAGCAGCAAGCATTCGCTGATGGCGTGGTCTCAGGTCTCAGTCAGAGCGAGGCCTACCGGCGCGCTTATTCGGCGGCTGGCATGAAAGCATCAGCCGTCCATACCGAGAGTAGTTCATTGGCTGGCCACCCTGAGGTTGCCCGAAGGATCGCGGCGGGATTAGCGGAGAAGGAACGGGCAGCACAGCGCAGCGGCCTCTCCCGAAGGGCAATGGTTCTTGAGAGGCTGGAGCATGAGGCCATGAACGCAGAGGCTGATGCGGCCCGTATCAGGGCACTCGAATTGCTGGGGAAACATGAGCGGCTATTTGTGGACGTGGTAGAGAATCAGGAAGACACTCGGACGGCTGATGACCTGCGCGAAGAACTGGCGCAGCGGCTGGCTGGTCTGACCGCTCGAGTCACTGGTGACTCGTAGCAGCACGATGCGCTGCGCGGCGGGCGGCGGGATGGCAGTCAGGCAAAAAGACCCCGCCCCTAAACGGCCAACTGTTTCTGGCGTCAGAAGCCGAGGGGCCACCCCCTGTGCTGCGACACAGCGCGTGTCAGGCACGCATGTATGCTGTTTCACTCAAACGATTAGCTGATTTTAATAGACCCCCCCTATTACTTCTTTTTCCCAATGGGATGAAGTGTGCCCCCACCCCTATAAAACAATCTGACATGATGTAGGTTTACAGTGGGCCTATAATGTGCTATAAAATCACAGGGAGAAAAGTCTATGGCAGTTCCTGATGATTATTCAGTAAGGCAGATTATGTCGTATGAATGCCATGAATGGTTTCTAAAAAAACACTATGCAAAACGATTGCCGTCTACTTCATATGCTTTTGGTCTTTATAGAAATAAAGATAGTTTGCTTATAGGTGTTTGTAGTTATGGCAGACCGATGAGTTCAACATTGGTAAGTGGTTCGTTTAATGGGCTATACCAAGATAATTTTATGGAACTAAACAGGTTGATCATAACAGATGATGCAGAAAAAAACGTACTGTCTTTTTTTGTATCGCAAACTTTAAAAAAATTACAGTCACCAAGTGTAGTAGTTAGTTATGCAGATAGCTCTCAGCATCATCACGGATATATTTATCAAGCGACAAATTGGATATACACAGGTTTAAGTAAAAAATTTAAAGATTATGCTGTTGAAGGATTAGAACATATGCATCACAGCTCTATTGAAGATAGTGTTGGCAGGTATGACAAGAATAAAAACATTAATAAACAAGAGTTACTAAAAGAAAGATATGGAGACAGGTTGTACATGAAAGAACGTGCAAGAAAGCATAGATATTTTTATGTATTAGGGAACAAGAAACAACGAAAAGAAATGGTAAAAAATTTAGCTTATACAGTAAAACCGTATCCAAAGGGGGATAACAAAAAGTATGATGCTTCATACACACCATCTACACAAGGAGTTTTATTTCTGTGATACCACCTAGTAACTGCCCTTGGTGTGGCGAGTTCACTCACTATAACTTTGTGAGGGGTCACTACGTTTGTTTGAGATGTAGCAGACCAGTGTCAGATTGCTGTGACGGTGAAACTGCTAACGATCAAAAACAGTTAAACAGTCAGAGGGACACTGTTAATAACAGTTCTTATAACAGTTAATATTTTTTTTGTTAATAACTGATAACAGATAATAACAGTAACTGTTAATAACAGGGTTAACCAAATAACATTTTTTTGGAGGTTTGTCAAACTTGTCAATGAACACTTTCGGTAAACGACTAACAGTCGCTATGAAGAACGCTAAGAAAAGTCAGACTGACATCGCCCGTGATCTATCTGTGGCACAGGCTTCGGTTAATGCTTGGGTATGGGATAAGAACTGGCCCACCATGAAAAATCTTCTAGCTCTCGAATCTCATCTTGATGTGAGCGTAAATTGGCTTTTGGTAGGAGAAGAAGGAATGCGAAACAAATTTGATTACTACCCTACCCCAGCTACCATTATCTGCGAACTGGGCAGACGCATAGGATGGGATGCTTGCTCCTTCTGGGAGCCGTGTAATGGTGGTGGGCATATGAGTGATGGTATGAAGTCTTTTGGATTTAGTGCCATCAGAACGGATATACAGGATGGAGAGGACTTCTTTTCATATGATGAGGCACTCCATGAGAACCTGATAACCAATCCACCCTTTCGTCAGATACGAGAGTTTATAGATCATGCCTTTGCGATTGGGGTGAAGCGTATGGCTCTGGTTTGTCCTGAGCGGTTATGGGCATGTCGAAAAGGAAACGAACAGTTTAGGAGGCACAGACCTGATGTGTTCGCCATGATGGACTGGCGCGAAGATTATTTAAACAAAGGAGGGAAACCGGATCGTGCCCTCGCTGTTTCTATCTGGAACTCCCCTTGTGCTGATTCTTGTAGCTTTGATATATGGTCGAGAACTTTGTAATCAGTTTATATTTCTTGATCGTGTCGATTGGAGGTATAGTCTTCTCATGCGTTATGCTTTCCATACTCATAGCTGTTCTGGTATTTATTATTAAGGAAGGCAGGTAAGCCATGCCGATTATCCATCTCTTTCGAGACAAGAAGCTAGTCGAGCGTGTGAAGCAGCTAGAAGATGACCTCAAGGATATTGTTGATGTTGCTCGCATATCTGAAGGCCCAGCCGCATCTTACTATGGTATGATGGCGCAGAAAGCTCTTGATGGCTCAGACGAACAATGAAAGTATTTTATATACTCGTAAGTTTATTGTGGTACGCACCATCCTTTGACAATGAGCCATCTTTCCGTATAACGCATTTGAATGGTAAGCCTTTATTCTTTACGTCCAAGGAAGCATGTTTGAAGCATGTTCATGGAAATCATAAATATATTAAAATGTTTGTGGATAGCTACTACGAGGGTAAGGCAACTTCTAACCACATAGTTTGTGAATCTTTTGAATTTACACCTGCGTCTTTAAGCGAGGGAAAATATGAAAGGCAAATTTAACGGAAGAATTTCTGCACAGTTCACCGCACCAAAGACGTGGGTTCTTGAAAAGCCACTTTCTTTTGAAACGAGATCACTGGGAAAACATGAAGTTGATTTGCTTCTTCGCATAGGAGCGAATGTTGCTTCTCACCTTTCTAAAGTTTTGGGAAGGGTTACATGTGACAAGGGCATGAAGACTGATCTTGCATCAGTGCCAAGGATTGTCTGGTCATTTATTTCTCCTTGGGATGTTGCCCGTGCTGCTGTCATTCATGATCACCTGTATGCGTCTCTCAGGCAGTATTATAACGGCATTTACAGAGACAAGAAGAAATGGAAAGAAGCCCGTAAGCTTTCTGACGATGTGTTTCTTTGGGCCATGCAAAGCGCACACCCACCCGTACCAAAGTATAAGATATGGTGTGCATACTACGCCGTAAGAATTTTTGGGCGTTGGCCAGCATCTGCCAAACCTGATCAGGCTGAGAAGTAAACATGGACCTGTCTTCTGTCGATATCGATGCGATAAGTCATGATGACAGGATGGAACTTCTTTCTCTTGTTGAGAAACTGGAGAAGGCTGAAACCCGCGAACTCTGCCACAGCGAGTTTATTCCTTTTGTAAAATCTGTGTGGCCAGCTTTCATTGAGGGGCGGCACCACGAAATCATGGGGGAAGCCTTTGAGCGGGTTGCGAAGGGAGAACTCAAACGCCTGATCGTAAACATGCCGCCCCGTCATACCAAGTCTGAGTTTGCCAGCTATCTTCTCCCTGCTTGGTTTCTTGGGCAGTACCCAGAAAAAAAGGTTATCCAGACAGCGCATACAGCAGAGCTTGCAACTGGGTTTGGTCGAAAGGTTAGAAACCTTTTCCAAGACGAATCATTTAAAGATATCTTTCCTAATGTATCGTTAAGGGCAGACTCAAAAGCGGCTGGTCGCTGGAACACAAACATGGGAGGTGATTACTTCTCTATCGGTGTGGGCGGTGCTGTAACAGGTAAAGGTGCTGACCTGCTCATCATTGATGATCCGCACTCGGAACAAGATGCACAGTCTGGTGCGTATAACGCTGAAGTGTTTGATCGTGTGTATGAGTGGTACACCTCAGGCCCACGGCAACGACTTCAACCGGGAGGAGCTATCGTCATCGTTATGACACGGTGGCATCAACGTGACCTGACAGGGCAAATCCTCAAAGCATCTATTGAACGGCATGGATCAGATGAGTGGGAGCTTATTGAGCTTCCTGCCATCATGCCATCAGGAAACGCCTTATGGCCTGAGTTCTGGCAGATAGAAGAACTTGAAACCCTCAAGAATGAACTGCCTGTCTCGAAGTGGTCAGCCCAGTATCAGCAAGACCCCACCAGTGAACAGGGTGCTATCATCAAAAGAGAATGGTGGAAAAGATGGGAAAGAGATGAGCCACCACCCTGTGACTTCATGATCCAGTCTTGGGATACGGCGTTTCTGAAAACTCAAAGAAGCGACTACTCAGCTTGCACTACATGGGGTGTGTGGTTCAACGAAGAAGAAAACAAGCATAACTTAATTATGCTAAATGCGTTTCAGGATCGTTTGGAGTTTCCTGAACTCAAACAAAAAGCATACGAACATTATGTTGACTGGTCACCAGATGCTTTTATTGTGGAAGCGAAGGCGACAGGATTGCCACTGATATTTGAATTACGGCAAATGGGGATACCCGTTGCAGACTTTACGCCAAGCCGTGGTAACGATAAGATCGCCCGTGTTAATGCGGTTGCTGATCTTTTTTATTCTGGCATCGTGTGGGCACCAGAAACAAGATGGGCTGAGGAAGTGATCGAACAGTTTGCGTCTTTTCCATCGGGGTCTCACGATGACTTAGTTGATTCAAGCACCCAAGCATTGTTGCGTTTTAGACAAGGCGGCTTTGTTCGCGCAGCGAGCGATGAGGTGGAACAGGAATATTGGCGTGATACTGTAGAGTATTACTAATCGGAAGGAAGATACGATGGCCATCGAAAAGCCTCTGGTAAGTGGACCGTTTCCCGAAGAGATGGAAGGAACGGTAGAAGTTGAGACGGAAGAAGAGCCTGACCTATCAATAGGAGTTTTGAATCCTGACGCTGTTTCTATTGAGACAGAAGATGGTGGTGTCATCATTGAGTTTGATCCACGCTCTGAAGATGAGGATGCGGATGGTCAAGCGCATAACGCAAACCTCGCTGAGTTTATGGAAGAAGGAGACCTTCAGAACTTGGCAACGGACCTTGTGGGTCTGTTCGATTCTGATCGCATGTCCCGTAAAGACTGGGAGATGACATACATAAAAGGTCTCGACCTTCTTGGCCTCAAGATCGAAGATCGCACCCAACCATTCCCCGGTGCTTGTGGTGTCTTTCATCCCGTTCTCACCGAAAGCATTATCAGGTATCAAGCGCATTCCATGATGGAAACCTTTCCCGCATCTGGTCCTGTAAAGACCCAAGTGATCGGAGAGATTAATACAGAAAAAGAAGAGCAAGCAGTTCGTGTGCAAAACGAAATGAACTTCCAAGTAACGGAAGTCATGACAGATTATCGTAGTGAACATGAGCAGCTTTTATTTCACCTTCCCCTCGCTGGCTCTGCATTCAAGAAGATTTATTACGATGTGGATATGGGCAGAGCTTGCGCTGTCTTTGTGCCAGCAGAAGACTTGGTTGTTGCTTATGGTGCAACAGACCTGAGAAGCTGTGAGCGTTTTACTCATGTCATGAAGAAGACATCAAACGAAGTGAGAAAGCTTCAGGTTGCTGGCTTCTATCGTGATATTGACTTGTCAGAACCGTCTCCCGATTACAGCAAAATACAAAATGCCTATGATCGTATCCAAGGTGATGACCCATCTGTTGAGTATGATGATCGATACACGCTCTTGGAAATGCATGTAGACCTTGACCTTGAAGGCTATGAGGACATGAAGGATGGGGAGCCTACGGGCATCGCATGTCCGTATGTAGTCACCATCGATAGCCAAGCCCGTGAGATACTTTCCATACGCAAGAACTGGAACAAAGACGACGAGCGCAAGATGCGCCGAATGCATTTCTCTCATTATAAATTTATGCCGGGGCTTGGTTTCTATGGTCTTGGACTAACGCATATGATTGGCGGTATGGCCAAATCTGCCACATCTATCCTGCGTCAACTGGTTGATGCGGGTACATTGAGCAATCTACCAGCAGGTCTCAAGACAAGAGGACTGCGTATCAAAGGAGATGATTCACCCATATCACCGGGTGAGTTTCGGGATGTGGACGTTCCCGGTGGTTCAATCAGGGACAACATCAGCTTCATGCCATACAAGGAACCGTCAGGAACTCTCTATCAGTTACTGGGCACAATCGTTGACGAGGCCCGTAAGTATGCGGCTGTCCCCGATATGAATATCGGAGAGATGACCAATCAGGCTCCCGTTGGATCAACCCTAGCCATACTTGAACGGTCTATGAAAGTAATGTCTGCCTGTCAGGCAAGGCTTCATGCATCTCTCAGAAACGAGTTCAAGATACTTGCGGGTGTTATCAAAGATTTCTTACCAGATGCTTACGACTATGAGATGAATAAAGATGCAAGCCGTAAGAAAGATTTTGATGAGCGCATTGATGTAATCCCTGTGTCTGATCCAAACGCAACGACAATGGCGCAACGGATCATGCAGTATCAGGCAGCGTTGCAGTTAGCGCAGCAAGCCCCGCAAATGTATGACCTTCCTCAGTTACACAAGCAAATGCTTGAAACGCTTGGTATACAAAACGTCGATAAGATTATTCCTGTGGGTGCTGAGGTCATGCCAGAAGACCCCGTCAGTGAAAACATGAACATCATAAACATGAAGCCTGTGAAAGCTTTTGCTTATCAGGACCATGAAGCGCACATCAGAACCCACATGTCTGCCATACAAGACCCAAAGATACTCAAGCTTGTCGAGCAGTCGCCTAACGCAAACGCAATACAAGCGGCACTTGAAGCGCATCTTCGCGAACATCTGGCATTCCAGTATCGCGACGAGATTGAAGATCAACTGGGTGTCGAACTGCCACCAATTGGTGAGCCATTACCACGCGATGTAGAACAGAGACTTGCTGGTCTGGTTGCTGCTGCCGCCGAGAAGCTTCTGAAGAAAGATGTGGCTGAAGCACAAGCAGAAGAAAACATGCAAAAGGCACAAGACCCTGTTGTTCAGATGCAGCAAGAAGAGCTTCGGTTGCAAGCAGCAGATATTGAGCGCAAGGCAAAGGCAGATCAGATGCGTGTTGAGGCTGACATCCTCAAGACACAAACCACGGCAGAGACCGAAAGAAAGAGGATTGCGTCTCAAGAAAAAACCACAGGCGCTCAGATCGGAGCCAAGATTGCAACAGAAAGCATGAAGGCAGAAGTAAACAGCAAAGAGACATCTTCCAAAGAAAAGATTGAAGGTGCAAAACTTGGCGCAAAAATAGCAGAAGATTTACTGGAGGCAGCAGAAGATGGCAGCAAAGAAGAAAGCTAAGTCACGGGTTAATGAGGCAGGAAACTATACCAAGCCTACCATGAGGAAGCGTCTCTTCAATAAGATCAAGGCAGGTGGAAAGGGTGGCAAGCCGGGACAATGGTCGGCACGAAAAGCCCAGATGCTTGCCTCACAATACAAGAAGGCTGGAGGAGGATATAAATAATGAGCAAGAAGTCAGTTGATGCACCAAAGGGATATCATTGGATGAAAGCTGGCAAAGGTTTTAAGCTGATGAAAAACCCTCCCGGTGGATACAAGCCACATAAAGGCGCAAGCAAGAAAGCGTCATTTGAAATTCAAACGGTTCATAAGAGTAAGTAATGGCTCTCAAGAAATCACAGAAGTCGCTCAAGAACTGGACAAAGCAAAAGTGGAGAACCAAGTCTGGTAAGCCTTCCACACAGGGATCAAAGGCAACGGGAGAAAGGTATCTCCCTTCTTCTGCAATCAAATCTCTAAGTTCAAAAGAATATGCTGCAACCACAAGAGCAAAAAGAGCGGGAACTAAAAAGGGGAAGCAGTATGTACCCCAACCAAAAAAAGTTGCAAAGAAAACAAGGAGACATCGCAAGTGAGTTTAGGACAGGATCACATATTGATTCGTCTACACAAGTTTATCACCGAACAATTAAATGATGGCGCAGACCATCTGGCATCTGGTGGTGCGAGAAACTTTGATGAGTACAGCCGTATGGTTGGACGCATCGAAGGCATTGCTATGGTGGAAAGGGAACTCAAAGACCTTTCCAGTAAACTTGAAGACGATGACTAAACAGGAAACCGCTGTGCCTGTATCAATTCAGCGCGAAACGAGCATTGCTCGCGAGGAACGACCATATGACAAAAGTCAAAGAGAAGAAAGATTCGACTGTCGAATTTGATAAAGACCTAGAGAAGCAAACAGCTTCTCAACTTCCTAAGCCATGCGGTTATAAGATTTTAATCGCTCTTCCTGAAATAGAAGAAACCACTGAAGGCGGTATTATTAAACCAGATCTTGTTCGAGAGATTGAAGAATACTCGACAGTGGTTGGTTTTGTGATGTCGCTGGGTCCAGATTGTTATAAAGGTGACAAGAAGTTCCCATCAGGAGCCTACTGTAAAGAAGGCGACTTTATTTTGTTTCGGGCATTTCAAGGAACTCGCATCCGCATTCATGGAAAAGAGTTTCGCTTGATTAACGATGATAATGTTGAAGCCGTGGTGGATGATCCCCGTGGCATCAAGAGGGCTTAGACATGGCTGAAGAAAAGCAAGAAGTAGTTCAAGAGGCTCAAGAAGAGCTTTTTGAAATTGAAGTCATTGATGATACGCCAGAAGAAGATCGGCCTTATGTAGCTGATAAATCTTCTGACGGTTCTGAAGTTGATGATGAGATCAAAGGTCTTGGTAAAAGAGCGCAAGATCGTATTGGTCAGTTGAAACGAGAGTTTCACGACAAGAGACGGGAAGCTGACGCTGCACAACGTATGCAGCAAGAAGCCATCAATGTTGCTCAAACAATCCGTCAGGAAAATGAGCAGCTAAAGGCGCTGCTCAAAAACGGTAACACGGCTTTGTTTGATGTAACGAAAGCTAAGAATGATGCAGACCTTGCCTCTGCACAATCAAGGCTTACGGCAGCATACGATGAAGGAAACGCTGAAGAAATTGTTTCAGCACAAACTGCTCTTAACGAGTTAATGTTTGATGGGCGCAAACTACAAGAAGCAATCAGCCAACGAAATGTGATTGCTGAACAACCTGCTCCTCAGGCTGCACCTGCTCAACAACAGCAACAGCCAGATATTACGTTAACAGAAAAGGATGCTGATTGGATTAGGAGGAACCCTTGGTTTCAGAAAGATCAGAAACTAACTGCCTATGCAATGGGTTTGCATTATGAGCTTACCCAACAAAAAGGTGTTCATCCTAATGGTTCTGAATATTACAAGATGATTGATGAGGAAATGAGAAAGCATTTTCCTATTGACGAAATAAACCAAAATTACCAGAATGGTACTGGAGAAGAATTTGTTTCTTCTGATGTTCGTGAGTCGTCAGACGCAGATAACATTTCTGTAGATGTCGAGTCAGAAGAAGCAATGGCCCCCGTGGTTGCGCCAGCTACTCGTAGTAGTAACAAAAAACCAACGCGAGCCAGACTCACGAAAACCCAAGTAGACCTCGCTAAGAAACTTGGGCTGACAAACGAGCAATACGCAAAAGAGCTTTTGAAGGAGCAGTTAAATGGCTAATGATCAAGACAGCGAATTGTTCGACGGTGATGAGCGCGAATCCAGAACCGCCGCCAGTTTAGGGGATAAAGAAACCCGTGAGATGAGCGAGCGCACAAAAAGCTGGGCACCTCCGTCATTGTTGCCTGAGCCTACTCCAGTAGATGGCTATGTGTATCGTTGGATACGCACAGCTACTTTGGGTGAAGCGGATAACACGAATGTTTCCCAACGATTTAGAGAAGGCTGGGAAGCTGTTCCTGTAGAAGATCATCCTGAGATGCAAATCCTGACTGACCATAATTCTAGGTTTGAAGGAGCTATTGAAGTTGGTGGCTTGTTGCTTTGTAGGACCGCTGAAGAGAATATGAAACAGCGGGACGGTTATTACGCTAATAAAACAAAGCAGCAGATTGACGCAGTTGACCAGAGCTACCTTAGAGAAAGCGACCCCCGTATGCCCGTTCTCAGACCAGAGAACACAACGAGGGTTGGTTTCGGAACTGGGCGCTCATAGAATTTTTCTGTGGGCTTTTTGAAACTGAAGATGCAAGGAGTCTTAAATGTCTTCAACTGCTGCACCCTTCGGTCTGCGTCCAATCGGTAAGCTGGATAGTGGTTCACTTGAAGTATCGCGCCAATATCCAATAGCTTCGGGTTATGGAACCAACATCTGCATGGGCGACATCGTCCAGCTTGTGGATGGCGGCACCGCAACCACGATTGAAAAGCAGTCTGCTACAGGGGATGACTCTACCGAAATTGATATGGTAGGGATTTTCATGGGCTGTAAATACACAGACCCTAACTCAAACCAAATGACGTTTAGTCAAAAGTGGCCAGCAAGTACGGTGGCCTCTGATGCAATGGCGTATGTGGTTGATGATCCAAATGTCTTGTTCACCATCCAAGCGGATGCTGCCCCGACGAATACGGGAGACATTTATGGTAAGAACACTCTTTTAATTCAAACAGCACCTAATACGAGCTTGAATATTAGCCGTGTTGCTTTGGATATTTCTGAGCTTTCTACCGATGCTCAAAACCCAATTCGGGTTATTGATTATCTTGGTGGAGATCAAGGAGATGAAAAGGGAACGACTTACCCCGTGCTGGTGTGCAAGTTTAATTATCATCAGCATTCATCCACAACTGGCTCGGCATAAGGAGATTTGAGTTATGGCTATAGCAAGAACACAACTCCTTAAAGAGCTTCTTCCCGGCTTGAACGCCTTGTTCGGATTGGAGTACGAGAAGTACGAAGACGAACATACATCGATTTACGAAACCGAAAGTTCGGATCGTAGCTTCGAGGAAGAGGTGAAGTTGTCTGGATTTGGTTCGGCTCCGGTTAAACCCGAAGGCGAAGCGATTTCCTTTGATAGCGCACAGGAGTCATTTACGGCTCGGTATAACCATGAAACGGTTGCTATGGGTTTCTCTATCACTGAAGAGGCGATGGAAGATAACCTGTATGATTCCCTTTCAGCACGTTATACCAAGGCTCTCGCCCGTGGTATGGCTTACACCAAGCAGACTAAAGCTGTTACGCCCCTCAATAACGGGTTTACCAGCTATCAGTCTGGTGATGGTGTAACGCTCTTTAACACGGCTCACCCAACGGTTGCTGGCGGTAACAATTCAAACCGTCCGACAACGGCTGCTGATCTAAACGAAACGACCCTTGAAAATGCGGTAATTGATATTGCTGCATATGTCGATGAGCGTGGACTTTTGATCGCAGCACGTCCTCGCAGGTTGGTTATTCCTCCTGCACTGACGTTTGTTGCAACTCGCATTCTCCAATCGGAGCTTCGGGTTGGCACTGCTGATAACGACATCAATGCTATTCGTAGCAACGGTTCGATCCCAGAAGGCTATGAGGTCAATCACTATCTGACTGACAGCAACGCTTTCTTCATCGTTACCGATGTTCCTAATGGTATGAAGCACTTCGAGCGCACCCCCATGCAAACCAGCATGGATGGTGACTTCGACACAGGCAATGTCCGTTACAAGGCACGGGAAAGATATTCCTTTGGAGTATCAGACCCACTCGGAATTTACGGTTCTCCGGGTTCTTCTTAACACCGTAATGGGGGGAGAGTTTTCTCCCCCCATCGTTTTTCCTGACGGCGAAAGCCGACACTAGCCACGACAGGAGGAAACATCATGGCTGTGCATTTTACTGGTCCTATTCTTTTTGGCGGGAAGGATACCCCGCGCAAATGGTTTGAAAACCTTCCGATTGATAAGAACCCTGACTATGTCGTTTATATGGACGACTTCACAGGGATTGCTCTTGATACCACCAATGACTGGACGCTTATTAAGGACAGCAGTGCTACTGCTGCTCTTGGTGCTGACGCTGAGAGCGGGACTTTGGTTCTGACTTCTCAAGCCACCACCGATAACGATGGTGCTTCTGTTCAAGGCAATGAAATTTTTGCTATGGCTTCTGACAGAGATATTTGGTTTGAAACCAAACTAACTCCAACAGATGCTGAGGGTAGCGCAATGGACATTTGCGTAGGCCTTACCGTTAACTTTGCAACAAACCCAGAAGCCATGTTAACGGCTGCTGATCGCGTTGTCTTCCAAGTAGATGACGGTGATAGTAATATTGACTGCATCACTGAAAAAGACGGAACGGCAACAACCACAGATAGCGGCATTGACGTTGCAAGTGGAACGGCTGTAACTCTTGGCTTTCATGTTAAGGGCACAACCTCTGTTGAGTTCTTTGTAAATCGTCTTCTGGTTGCCACTCATACGGCTAACCTGCCTGACAATGAAAACCTTGCGATTGGTGCGATGGAGCTTTCTGGTTCTGCAACGGGAACGAAGTCTATGGCCATAGATTATTTGATGGCTGTCCAAAACCGCTAGGAGATAAACAATGGCAACGAAGTCTAAAAGCAAAGCTGTAGCAAAAAAAGCTACAGCTAAACCTGCTGAGAAGAAAACTGTTGCTGCCAGCACTCCCCCCAAAGGGAGTGCTGAATACAAGGCTCTGGTCTTGCAGGGCAAGATAAAGGAGTAAGCTTGTGGCAGATGCAGTAACAACTCAAACGATTGTTGACGGCCAAAAAGAAGCAGCTTTTAAGTTTACTAATGTGAGCGATGGATCAGGCGAGTCTGCTGTTGTTAAGGTAGATGTGTCGGCTCTAGCAAAGGAGCATGTAACTCAAAAATCCTGCACTAAGTTTACCATTGATCAAATTTGGTGGCAGTGTGTGGGAATGAAGGTGCAGCTTCTTTTTGATGCAACGAGTAACGCTTTCATTATTGAGCTTGGAGAAACTTCTTCTGGTCATCATGACTATCGTGATTTTGGTGGGATATGGAATAATGCTGGCTCTGGTGTTACGGGAGATGTCTTGTTTACAACTGTAGGCCATTCATCAGCCGATACCTACACGATCTTACTTTCTGGTCGTAAGAGTTATGGCTAATGACCAAGAAGTTTCCCGGTGTTAAGAGGCTACCTAGTGGCGGCATAGAATATCGCGGCACTAAGTTTGCTGGGTTTAATAAACCCAAGCGATCTAATCGTGCTGGCAAGAAGGGTATGGTTCTTGCCAAAGAGGGCGATAAGGTAAAGCTGATACATTATGGTGACTCGTCAATGGGGCACAACTATTCTCCAGAAGCGAGGAAGAGCTTCAAAGCCAGACATGCTAAAAATATAAAAAAGGGAAAAATGTCTGCTGCATTTTGGGCCAATAAAGAACTTTGGGGTGGGCCGGGAAAGTCAAAGAAATCTCCACCAAAATCTCAGAAGTCTGTGAAGGGTATAAAGAGACGGTCATGAAGAACCATTTTGCAACTGTGTTAACATCATGCTGTCTAGCCATTGGAGGTTGGGCAGTTCTGTTGCTTGTTGATATGGACAAAAAGGTTGCTGTTCTTGAATCTTCAGTATCAGAAACAAATGTAAAGGTTAGTCAGAACTATGATCTAATCAAAATTGTTTTGACAGAGTTAAGGCCATTTACCAAGACAAACCAGATTTCTTATGAAGAGGTAAAAAAATGAAATACTCTGATCAAAAGAAAAAAATGAAAATGGCGAATGGTGGTCTGCCTGAAGATTTAAATATGGGCAACATTGAAGGTCGTCTTCGTAATATTGGCAATCAACTCCGTGGCAGCAGTTTAAGCTTTATGGATAATTTAACTGATGCTGAAATCCTTCAACAGGTTTTAAACTCTCAACAAGCGCAAAATTTTTTAACTCAGATTGGAAACGTGTCTATCCCAAAAAGTAAGGCTATTAGAAAAGCGGGATCAATCAGAGGGCCAAGGCCACCAAGGATGGATTAGGATAATGGCGGTAAGCGGAACATCTACGTTTAATTTAGACATAGCCGAAATTTGTGAGGAAGCTTACGAAAGGGCTGGTCTTGAGATGCGTAGTGGTTACGACCTTGCTACTGCAAGACGCAGTCTTAATCTTATGGGCCTTGAGTGGGCAAACCGTGGTATCAATCTGTGGCTTGTTGAAGAAGGAAGCGTAACGCTATCTACAGACACAGCAACTTATACGTTACCGACTGATACCATCGATCTTCTTGAGCATACGCTCAGGACAAACAACGGCACTACCAGCCAGACTGATACTGCTTTGGTAAGGATGTCCGTAAGTACATACTCACAGATTACCAACAAGCTTACCTCAGGTCAGCCAACACAAATATATATAGACAGACAAAGGGATGCTCCGACTGTAACTCTTTGGCCAGTGCCAAGCTCTACATATAATGGAGACTTTATACGGTACTTCAGGCTTCGGCGTGTTCAAGATACAGGTGCCAAGTCTAGTAATAATGTAGACATACCTGCGCGATTTCTCCCATGCATGGTAGCTGGCTTGTCGTATTATATAGCACTCAAAAAGCCAGAAGCCGCGCAACGTATTCCGACACTCAAAGCTATTTACGAGGAGCAGTTTGATTTAGCTGCTGAAGAAGACCGTGAAAAAGCAAGCTTAACATTTACACCTTTATCGGATTACTATTCGCTATGAGTAGTCCATACGCAAATGGTAAGTATGCCTTTGGGTTCTGTGATCGAACTGGTTTTAGGTATCCGTTAAAAGACCTTGTCTTTGAGGTTCGTAATGGTGTGAAGACTGGTTTGCGGGTAGGCCGTGATGTTGTTGATCCAGATCAACCTCAAAACTTTTTGGGGCGCATACGGATATTTGATCCGCAATCATTGCGCGATCCAAGGCCAGACAGAAGCTTAGAGGCAAGCAGAAGCTTTTTTGGTTGGAACCCAGTCGGAGATGGAGGGACGGCTCCTAGCGGCACTGACAGCCTCTCTATGCAGGGTTCTGTAGGCGATGTTACGGTAACAATATCTTAAAGGAGATTACGATGGCTGAAAAAATAAAACCCCCTAGAATGGCCCCCGGTGAAAAAACAACCACTCTTAAACCCCCTACTTCAGAAAAAGAAGCTATGGAAAGAGCAATAAAAAGAATGCAAGCAAGAGAAGCCGCTAAAAAAGAAAGCGTAAAGCCAAAGAAAATGGGTGGTGGTAGTCTTTCTTATGGAAAGATGAAAATGGCTGGCGGCGGCATGGTTGATGACATGAAGGCTGCTGGTTTTAAAATGGCTGAAGGCGGTAAAATGCCTATGGACCCAAAGACGGGTAAGCCTACTTTTGTTGGAGACGGCAAAGGCAAGATGGGTCATGGCGGTATGGCATACGGCAAAAAGAAAATGATGGGTGGCGGTATGGCTTATGGCAAAAAGAAGATGATGGACGGCGGTTCTGTAGCTCGTGGCAGTGGAGCAGCACGTCCACAAAAGTTTGGCAAGAATGGCTAGTGAGTTATGGCTTGGACATTTACCACACTTAAAACGGCTATTCAGGATTATGTAGATAATTCTGAAACTACGTTTGTAAACAATCTGGATGAGTTTATTCGGATTGCTGAAAACAGAATATTTTATTCTGTGCAGCTACCTATATTCAGAAGGAATGTAACGGGTAGCTTTACAACTGGTGGTAAGTATCTTTCTCAGCCAACAGACTTTTTAACTGCTATGAGTCTTTCTGTAACAAGCGGTAACAATACGACATATCTTTTGCCTAAAGATGTTAACTACATTACCGAAGCGTACCCAGACTCTACTGAAACAGGTCTTCCTAAGTATTACGCCATCTTTGATGATACTTTTTTTATCGTAGGACCAACGCCTGACTCTGGGTACACCACCGAACTTCATTATGCATATCAACCTGAAAGCATCACCACAGCTTCTAGCGGCACAAGCTGGCTTGGTGATAATGCTGAAGATGCATTGTTGTATGGTTCTTTAGTAGAAGCGTACACATTTATGAAGGGTGAAGTGGACTTGATTACAAACTACACAGAAAGGTTTGCAGCTTCTGTTCAAAAACTCAGTAATCTGGGAGAAGCTAGAAACCGCAAAGATCAATATCGTAATGGCGCTTTCCAAGTACAGGAGACATGATGCTATCTCTTAATGCAGAAATGCCCAGTGATTTTAAGGTTGATGTAGGCACAACAAATAACAGAGGACATACACCTTCTGAAGTTGCAGAGATGTGCGTTAATAAACTTATGCATGTTTCGGAAGATGCGCCCCCAGCTATAAGGGATCAAGCTGTGTTCTTTAAAGATCAACTTTTTGTTTTGGTTGAGCATTACATGAAACAAGCAGTTGCAAGTGATAGGACAAATGTAATTAATGCTTTAACAAACGCTGGCTCACCTCAGTTGGCTGAAATGATACGGAGACTTTAAATGGCTATATCACAGGCAATGTGTACTTCTTTCAAAGTTGAGTTGATGAAAGCTGTCCACAACTTTACAGCATCCACTGGTAACACTTTTAAGTTGGCGCTGTACCAAAGCACTGCTTCTCTTGATGCAACAACAACTGCTTACACTTCTAGTGGTGAAGCAACTGGTACAGGTTATTCTGCCAAAGGAGGAACGCTGACAAGTGTTACCCCTACTTCTAGCGGCACCACAGCAATAGGTGATTTTGCTGATCTTACTTTTTCTTCAGTCACCGTTACGGCTCGCGGTGCTTTGATATTTAACGAAACAGCCACGGGTGACCCGGCTGTTGTTGTTTTAGATTTTGGTGCTGACAAGTCTGCAACTGCTGGGGATATGACAATAACCTTTCCGACAGCTAGTGCGACTGCTGCAATTATTAGAATTGGATAGAGTTTAGAGTATGTCTACGTCGGGTTGGGGCAGGGGAACATGGGGTAGTGGCTCTTACGGGCAACCTATTATTGCTGACACCACTTATGCTGTTACAGTCTCCAATCCCGGTAGTGGTAATAAATATTATATAGATGGTGTTTTAACACCCACTCTAAACCTACAAGAAGGACAAACATATAAGTTTGATCAGTCTGATAATACAAATGATGGTCACCCATTACGCCTTTCTACCACTTCAGACGGGACACATGGAGGAGGCTCTGCTTATACAACTGGTGTAATAACATCAGGAACACCAGGAAACTCAGGCGCTTTTACTCAGATAACCGTTGCCGCAGGTGCGCCTAATTTATACTACTACTGCTCAAGTCACTCTGGTATGGGAGGCGCGGCAATAACTCCTGCCCCCGTAGATGGTTGGGGCAGAGGGGAATGGGGTAGCGGTCCTTGGGGCCAACCTGATACAGTTACAGTTACTGGGGTAGCGGCCACAGGTGCTGTAGGTACAGCTACTGCTGCTGGTGGCGTTGGTATAACTCTAACGGGCGTTTCGGCTACAGGTGCTGTTGGTAATACTGCTGAATCAGAAGGAACTGGTGTAACAATATCCCTATCTGGTGTAGAACTAAATGCATCATTAGGAAATGTGACGGCTACAGCAGGAACTGGTATAGTAATTGACGTAACGGGTCTTGAGGCTACAACGGGTATTGGAACTGTAAATATTTGGGGAGAAATAATCCCGACACAAGATGCATCTTGGTCAGCGATATCAATATCTCAAGATGCTGATTGGACTGACATAGCTGCATAAAAAGGAATGAAACTATGACTTCAACATATACGAGTAATCTTGGTATTGAAAAACCAGCTACTGGTGATCAGTCAGGAACATGGGGTGATACCACCAATACCAACTTTGATATTGTTGACCGTGCTATTGCAGGTGTCGGCTCTATTACTTTGAGTGGCACGTCACACACGCTGACGACAACAGATGGATCGCTTACAGACGGAATGTTCAGAGTTCTGGTTTTGGCAGGAAGTCCAACTGGAACAAACACCGTAACAATTTCACCCAACGACCAAGATAAATTTTATCTGGTTAAAAACGGAAGTGGGCAAAGCGCAGTTTTTAGCCAAGGAACTGGCGCAAATGTTACCATACCAAACGGCGGTGCAGATATAATCTTTGCAGACGGCGCAGGTAGTGGTGCTGCTGTTTCCAGTATTTTTGCCAACTCGTTATCTTTTGGAAAAATAAATCTTACATCAGATACGGCTGCTGGAGATGCGGCGGCATTAGGAGCTACGGGTAGTGAGGGTTTGATATTAACAGGTCAGGGAAGCACCAATGATGTAACCATCAAAAACGATGCTGACCAAGACGTGTTAGAAATTCCAACAGGAACACAAAATGTTACCGTTGCTGGTGACTTTACGGCAGCAGGAACTTTAAATGTTACAGGAGATACATCAGCAGGAGATAGTGCTGCTATAGGCTTTGCGGCGGCAGATGGTCTTGTTCTAACAGGTCAGGGTTCTACTAATGACGTGACCATTAGGAATGATGCAGATGCTGAAGTTTGTGGCGTACCAACAGGTACAGATGATTTACGGTTTCCTGACGATGCAAAGATAGAAATGGGAACTGGCGGCGACTTACAGCTTTATCACGATGCATCAAACAGTTACATCGTTGATAACGGCACAGGTAATCTTAAAATTGCTGGTAGCCAGATCGACTTTATGGGTGGTGCTGATAGTGGCGAGACTATGGCTACTCTTGCTGATAACGGCGCTGTCACTTTGTATCATGACAATACGGCAAGGGTGGCAACCTCAGGAACTGGGATTGCAGTTACGGGAACTGTAATAGCAACAACTGATACTGACACGTCAAATACAGGGAGTACTGTGTTAGACTTTGGGACAAATCAAAACTTTGTTTTAACGCTTACAGGCAATATTACGCTGGCTAACCCTTCAACAGAACAGGTTGGTCAAGCTGGCATAATTGTGTTTATACAAGACGGCACAGGTTCAAGAACTGTAACACTTGATACAGACTATGAAAGTCCTGCTGCTGGGGGCATTACCCTTAGTACAACAGCGGGTGCCGTAGATGTTGTCCCGTATTTTGTAAAAGCTTCTGGCTCTATTCAACTTGGCGCACCACAACTGGCGTTTGGCTAATGACTATGTTTTCTTCTTTTTGGATGGCGAATGCTGGCGGTGCTTCTGGGTACGCTGTTGAAAACAGTGCCCGGTTTGACTCTGCTAGTAGTCAATATCTGTCCAGAGCAAACAGTGGCACCCCTACATCTACCAATGAGTTTACAGTAAGTTGGTGGTGGAAAGATGCCACTCCCGATAAATCATACACGGAAAGCGGCAACTACACTCACTTTGGCATGAGTCCAACCGCAAACTTCTTTTATATAGGGGTAGGGGCTGGAGCTTCAGCGGGTACTTACGAATTTAATGTTTACTCTAAAGACTCAAGTGGAACTACCAGAACAGATTATGACAAAGCCAACTTGCGCGACCCTAATGGGTGGAACCATTTTGTTGTAGCTATTGATACTGATCAGTCAACCGCTGGAAATAGAAAACGTATGTATCGAAATGGAGTTGAGGTAACAAAACGAGCCTCTTCTGACTTTGGATCAGGTGTAACTTTCCCTGGTATGGCAGACGGGCAAAGCATGTACTGGGCTTATAACGGTTCATCTGGAAATTACATGATGGGATATCTTGCTCAATGCGCCTTCGTAGATGGGCAGCAGCTAACCCCATCAGATTTTGGAGAGCATTCAAATGAAGGGGTATGGCGTCCTAAAGATTTATCCGGTTTAACTTTTGGAAGTTACGGGCATTGGCTTAAATTTGAAGATAGTTCAAACGTAGGATTAGACAGTAGCGGCAACTCAAATAACTTTACGAATAACAATACTGTCATTCAGACTAACGACTCGCCTACTAAAAATTATGCGGTGTTAACGCCTCTTAGCGCACAACAAAGTGGCGAGTTGTCTAAAGCAAATACCGCGACAACTTCTGGTTCCGATCAGGGAATGACCTTTGCAAGTTTTCCTGTAACGACTGGTCAAAAAGTTTACATAGAGGCTACTTGTTCTGGGGCTACTTCGTGCATGACAGGTTGCGTAAAGGCAATATCAGCAACAACCAGAGACCCTACTTCTGATTTTGACGGCCTTGAAACTGCTGACGGCGGTGCTGGTCGGCTGCTTCATGTTGGGCTAGGAGATGTTTTTAATTCTGACGGCAATTACAGCGCAACAAACTACGCTCCAAATGATAGCGTTCCCGTCACCCATATGATTGCCCTTGATCTAGTTAATGACAAGATTTATTGGGGCGATGCTGGGGTGGGTGCAAGTGGATGGTCGAATGGTTCGGGTAGTTTTAATCAAGCCTTTGGTTCAGCAGTTGGAGTTGATTTGACGGCTAACCTAGATTGGTTCTTTGCCTTTAGGCCGTTTGGTGGAACTATTGAGGTAAATTTTGGTGCAACAGCTTTTACTGTCAGCCCACCAACTGGTTATAGTTCAGGTTATTCGGCAGCTATTGAAAGAGAAAATCGTGAGACTGCTTTGACCATTGAAGACGGCACGGCTCATTTCCAAGCAACTACATACTCAGGCAATGGCGGTTCAAATGAAATTAATCAGTCTGGAAATTCGCAATTCCAACCTGACTTGGTATGGCTTAAAGAGCGTGATGGTGGGAATCACGGCACACTAATAGACGCAGTGCGTGGTGCTAATAAAGGTATGTACCCTTCTCTCAGTAATGCTGAATACACTGAAAGTAACCTAAGTTTTGATGCAGATGGTTTTTCACTGTCAGCGACAGGCTCTGCTGCTCAAGTTAACGGTTCTAGTAATACTTATATTGGTTGGCAGTGGCTTGCTGGCAATGGCACATCTACACCAAGCGGTGGAGATATAGCAACGACTGTATCAGTTAATCAAACAAATGGTTTTTCTATAGTAAAATGGACGGGTAACGGAAATGATGGGGCTACGATAGCTCATGGTTTGGGTGCGGCCCCTTCATGGATAATATACCGCAAGACAGCCGCACAACAATGGTTTGTTCAACATGCAGGTATGACAGGTGGCGTTGCTAATGGCAGTTCAACTAAACAAATGGTTCTTGATGCCATCGGTGGAGAAGGTGGGCCGTTTAGTGGGGGTTACATTGACACAATTGGTAGCTCAACAATGACTTTACAACAAGGGTCTTCAAGCATTGTGAATTGTAACGATAGTGGTGCAGAGTACATTGGATGGTTTTGGTGCGAAAAACCCGGATTTAGTGCATTTGGTTCCTACGAAGGGACTGGCAATGCAAATTACGGCGCTTTTGTGGATTTAAAATTTAAGCCCGCATTCCTTATGGTTAAAAATGTAGACGCAAACGGTGGATGGGCTATGTACGATAATGCTAGAACGCCGTTTAACCCAAGCAACAAAAATATAAATGCAAATGCAAACGCTGCTGAATATTCACCTGATTATCCAATAGACTTTTTGTCCAACGGATTTAAAGTTAGGGATGCTCAAGCGTATGTAAACACTGATGGTCAAACTTATATCTACATGGCTTTTGCGGAACATCCCTTCGCGGGAACAACACCATCCACGGCATACTAGGAGATAAAGATGTTTGTGTTAAACGATAAAACGGTTTTGCAATCGGGTAAATCTTGGACAGATGATAACGGTCTTACGCACCCAAGTAACTGGGCAAGTGCATGGTCGGTTGACGATAAAGCGGCTTACGGTATTAAAGAGGTAAGCATACAAACAAAACCTGATGAAAAATTTTATTGGGTGACTGGCCCAGCTTTAGACGGTTCTTGGACTTCTACGGAAAAAAACTTAAACGATGTTACACAAACGGTTCTTGGCGAAGACGTTACTACAAAAGGTCTTAAATCAGAGTGGATTAATAGGACAAAAAAAACAGCAAATTCTTTGTTGGCTCCTACTGATTGGCAAGTAATCGCTAAAGCAGATCGTGACCGCGCTATTGATTCAAACGTAGCAACTTACCGTGCGGCTGTTGTTACCAAGTGTGCCGCTATAGAAACGTCCATTACCAATGCCGCTAATCTAAATGCCTTTAAGGCGTTATTTGATGTGCCTGTGGACAGCGATGGTAATCCTACAGGTAACGCACCTATGTATGATTGGCCTGTGATGGGTGAGTAAATGCCCCTTCAAGACCTTAAATTTCGTGCTGGCGTTAACAGAGAAACCACATCTTATTCAAATGAAGGTGGTTGGTTTGACGTTGATAAGGTGCGCTTTCGTGACCAATATCCTGAAAAGATTGGTGGGTGGCAGAAATATTCTGGCTCTCAATTTTTAGGAACGTGCAGGTCTTTGTACGGATGGGTTGCTCTTGACGGGTCAATATATGTAGGTGTTGGGACAAATAAAAAGTTTTATGTTGAAGAAGGGGAAACATATTTCGACATAACCCCAATAAGAAAAACAACAACAAACGCAGCTACGTTTGCAGCTTCTAATGGTTCAGCGACTATTACAGTAAGTGATTCAAATCATGGTGCTGGCGTTGGAGACTTTGTAACATTTAGCGGCGCAGTTTCTTTAGGTGGTACTATTACTGCTGCTGTATTAAACGCAGAACATGAAATAGTTACAGTACCAAACTCTTCTACATACACAATAACAGCTTCAGCTACAGCAAACTCAAGCGATACGGGTAATGGCGGTGGATCAGTAACTGCTGTCTATCAAATAAACATAGGACTAGACACTGGTGTTAGTGGTTCAGGTTGGGGTGTTGGAACTTGGGGCCGTGGTACTTGGGGTTCAGCGTCTACAAGCACTGTAGCTTCTGCTCAACTTGGGCTGTGGAGCCAAGATAACTTTGGTGAAGACCTGCTGTTAAATCAACGCCAAGGTAATATTTATTATTGGGATGCATCAAGCGGCACAAGCACAAGAGCCGTTGTGTTATCAAGTTTGGCTAACTCAAATCTCGCACCTACTATTGCAAAGCAAATTTTGGTTTCTGACAGAGACAGACATGTTCTTGCTTTTGGATGTGATGATGAGTCGTCAATAGGAACACAAGACCCGCTATTAATACGTTTTGCAGATCAAGAGTCTTTGACTGATTGGGAAACAAGAACCGATAATACAGCAGGTAGTTTAAGGCTTGGCACAGGATCAGAGATAGTTTGTGCCAAAGAAACCCGAGAAGAGATACTCGTTTGGACAGATGTGTCGCTTCATTCCGTGCGCTTTATTGGACCGCCGTTTACTTTTGGTCTCAGGCAGGTATCTGGTTTAATAACAATCATATCCCCTAACGCATCTATAGCAGTTGAAGACTTTGCTGTGTGGATGGGGCGCGATGATTTCTTTGTGTACAAAGGCGGGGTCAATACACTGCCCTGCACAGTAAAGCAGTATGTGTTTTCTGATTTAAACCAAGCCCAAACTCAAAAGATTTTCTGTGGCGTTAATTCAGCTTTTAGTGAAATCTGGTGGTTCTATCCATCATCTAGTTCTTTGGAAAATGATCGTTATGTGGTTTGGAACTACACAAACAATCTCTGGTATTACGGGAATTTATTTAGAACTGCTTGGTTAGACAGGGGGATTAAAGACTTTCCTATTGGAGCATCAAGTGACGGTTATCTTTATAACCATGAGTTTGGCTTAGATGACGGGTCTACTGATCCTGCATCACCCATATCTTCTTTCATTGAATCATCTCAGGTAGACATTGGGCAAGGCGATAACTTTGCTTTTGTAAACAGGATTATTCCAGATATATCTTTTTCAACCAGCACAGTATCTGATCCAAGTGCAAATGTAATTTTAAAAAGTAGAAATTTTCCCGGTGGCGGCTTTCAACAAACAGATACAACTGGCGTAACGCAAACAGCGACCACGCCAGTTGAACTGTACACAGAGAAGGCTGACATACGATTGCGTGGGCGCTCTATGACTTTAAGAGTAGAGTCAAATGCAACTGGCGTTCAATGGAAACTTGGTACGCCACGCATGAACATACGCCCTGATGGGCGGCGATAATGGCAAGGAGGCCGATAGCACCAGCAGCACCAACATTTTTAACACCACCAGCAAACTACGATGTGGGTTACTTTGGTGCCCTCTCTGCAAACTTAAATATACTGGTGGGTCAAATCGAAAACCCCGGCTTAGTTCGTGCTGAGGGTTTAACACTAACAAACTTAAAAACAAACGATACGGAACTTGGGGCTGGAGACGTTTTTGAGGTAGATGGATTTTTAAAAGTAAGTAGAATACATAATCCGCATGTTGCGGGGAATACCAGTACAGGATCAGTAGGTTCTGTTACAGTATCGATTAGTTAGGAGGGCGTGATGAGCCTAGTAGAAGCAGCAGAAGCGGTAAGGCAGAAAGGACGATTTGGCGATACCGTTCTCATGCACGTCAACCCCGAAGAAGCCAAGGCTTTGGCTCATGGATCAGGTGGTTACCTAACAACAAATCCTGACACTGGATTACCAGAAGCGTTTCTTCCTGCACTGCTTCCCATTATCGGGGGACTTGGTGGCACTGCTTTAGCAACATCAGGTGCTTTAACTGGTCTTGGTGCAGCGGGTGCTTTTCTTAGCGCCAATCCATTCTTAGCAGGAGCGATAGGCTCTGGATTGGGAAAGTTTATTGGAACGGGTGATTTAGGTGAGGGTCTCAAGACTGGTCTTATATCTGGTGTAACTGGTGGCTTGCTTCAGGGTTTATCTGGCGGTGAGTTTATTAATACACCAGAGGCTATTGGTGGTGTAGAGCAACTAGCTAATGTTCCTAATGTTACTGTTGATCAAGCGGTTGCTATTAAACAAGCTGCTGATGCAGCGGGAAACATTGGGCAGGTAAAAACCTTAGGAATACCGGGGTCAGAAAATATATTAAAAGAGGTGCAAAAGTCTGCTGCTTCTTTGCCAGCAGGTTATAATCCTAGTGAAAGCATCACTACTGCTGGTACAGGAGTACTTTCACCTTCGACTGCTCCTTATATAGACCCAACCACGGGGCTTCTACAGGAGGGTAACCTAAACATAGCGGGTGAGCTTGCTGGTGGGGTGGGCAGTGCTATCCTTGGAGATGCAATGGACCCACAAACTGTAAACTTTGATGACGTTGCAACGAGAAAGTCTTATGACGCACCAGAGAGGATTGGCGTAAGAGAGCGTTTCTTACCCGATGAAGATTTCAGAGGCGGCGTAGATCCAGAGTTCGATTACTTCGGCGAAACGACTTATGCTGCTGATGGCGGTCCAATCAAAATGCAAGACGGTGGTGTCACTAGTTTTAGTTCAAGTAAAGATGTAGCTGATGCGTTCTCTCAAGGATTACCAGCAGCCGCATACGCTGAACAAATGCGCCGTGGTGTTATGGGCGATAAATCTTTTACTGCTGCTTACATGGATGCTATGTCAAAATTGTTCAACATGTTCCGTAGCGAAGAGGGCCAGCGCGGTGGTCGGATTGCTGAAAAGGTAGGTCCAAAATTAGTTGATAGAAACAGAGCAGATAGGGTTCTTCAGGAATTATTGGGCAGTGATGAGTTTGTTATTCCTGTTGATCAAACAGTAGACATGCCTAAAACCCCCACACGCCGTTACGATGGTGGCGCAATCAAAATGCAGGACGGCATGGGTTTAGCGGCTATGGCTGGTGTGATGGATGATGCAGACCCAGACTCTGCTATGATGCAAATACAATCAATGATGATGGAAGGCCAGCAAGGTGACGAAGATACATCTAACATTATTATTGACGAGGCAATATCAGCTATTCGAGGTGAACATGCGAACCCAGAAGTTGCCATACAAGCCTTTGTTGAACAATACGGAGAAAACGCACTTGATGTTTTGGTAACGCAAGTTCAGCAAGAAGAGATGCTAGAACAGATGGGACGCAATCAAGACATGCTTGTTGAAGGCGACGGTATGATTGAAGGCATGGGCAAGGGCCGTGATGACATGGTGCAAGCAACACTAGAGGGGGAGCAAGACGTTCTTCTTTCTGACGGAGAGTTTGTGCTTCCTGCTGACGTTGTCTCTGGCATAGGCGACGGTAGTTCTAAAGCTGGAGAAGCAGAACTGATGGCGCTTATAGATCGTGTAAGGACACGGCGTACTGGAACTAAGGAGCCACCGAACATGGTTGGGGAGGTGCTTCCTGCATGATTGTTTCCCTAGTACCTGTTGAGTACATCGATAGAGAATGGGATCATGTTGCTAATTTAATATCGAAAGCTGTTCAGCGTTCTGGTGGCAGATGGGATATTGGTTCTGTTTATGAAGAGGTAAAGGCTGGTTATCAACAACTGTTCATTGTTTATGATGAAGACAAGAAAGAAACGAAAGCAGCTTGGACATCTAAGTTTCTTGATTATCCGGGAGCTAAGTCTTTGCAGACTATTTTTATAGGCGGTTCTGGATATGATGAGTGGTTTGATGAGGTAAATGATTTTATAAGACGGTGGGCATCTGAAAACGATTGTAAGTTTGTTGAGTTCATTGGGCGTAAAGGTTGGGAAAGAAAGCTAAAAAAGATTGGCTGGACTTCTGAATATTATTCTTATCGTATGGAGATATAGTCATGGGTAAAGGCGGCGGCGGTGGTGGTTCTCCTCCCCCACAAACATCACAGGTAACTCAGACTACAAGTAACCTTCCTGAATATGTAGAACCTTATTTTAAAAGGTTGCTAGATAGAGCGGAGGGGCAGACTAATTTACCTTACGAAACCTATGGTCAAACAAGGATTGCTCTGCCTACAACAGCAGGTGCTGCCTCTGAAACAATGGTAACTGACATTGCTCAAGACCCTACCACAAGTGCAATGTTTGATGTGGCGGGACTGGAGTTTGCAGAACAGATTACTCGTCCTACACAATTTACAGGAACAGACTTAGTTACTCAGTTTGACCCAACCGCTACATATGAAGCTTATGCTGCGCCAACAGAAAGTGTTATGGCAGCAACTGACCCTCGTGATAATTTACAAAGCTTTATAAATCCATACCTTGAAAACGTGCTTGCCCAGCAAGAAGCTTCGGCAAGACGCAGGTTCGATGAAGCGCAAGCTGGCAGAGATTTTCAAGCTAGGGACGCATTTAGTGGAAGCCGAAGGTTTGTTCCTACCGCACTAGCGCAGCGTGATCTTGATGAAAGATTAGATCGAATGGGTGGAGAGGCGCGGTCTCAAGCATTTGATCGTGCCCTTGCTGCTGCAACTGGACAACAAGAACTAGCTGTAAAAACAAGAGCGCAAGCTCTCCAAGATGCAGCAGCGCAACAAGCCACCCGTTTAAAAGCAGCAGAGACGGCTGACCGTTTGGGACTAGCTGGTGCAGAAGCTTTGTTGGGTGTAGCCCCTGCCAAGCAACAAACAAGGCTTGAGCAAGCCTCTTCTTTGGGAGCGGTGGGTGAAGCACAGCGTTTAAGAAATCAAGCAGAGCTTGATCAAGCGTATCAAGACTTTATCAATCAGCGTGATTATGAAAGAGGTCAACTGCAATTCCTGTCATCTATTCTTCGAGGTGTACCGATTACGCCTGAGTCTGAGGTGCGTAGGTTAGAGCCGCCTCCCAGCCCGTACACCCCATTGCTTAGTCTTGGTCTGGGCGCAGCAGGACTGTCAAAAATACTAGGTTAAATACGGAGACGTAAGATGGTAGCAAATCTGGTACAGCTTCAAGACAAGCTGAAAGACCTGAGTGATAAGCAGCTTCGGGATATATACTCGAAGGGCACTGTCCCTCAGTTTCTTGTGATGACAGAAATGGGTCGTCGTAAAGAAATGCAAGAGGAGTATCAGAGAAATCAACAGCAACAAGCTACCACTGTTGCTCAAGACCTAATGTCTCCTGCAACAGACATGGCAAGAACTATAGGTGGTATGGCACAACCACAAAACAGAATGTCTATGCAAGGACAAGACCTGCCTATTGAACAGTCAATGACAACTATGCCCATGTCACCTCAGCCAATGGCAAATAAGTTACCAGTAACTTCTATGGCTAATGGCGGTCTTGCAAAAATAAACAAGTCCTCTCCTCGTAAGATGGACATTGGTGGTGCGCTGGGTATGTCAAGCATGACCCCGGTTCAATCTAGGGGTATGACCCCTTTTGCATCTAGCATCATGCGCCCGCCCCCAGATTTTCATCCTTTTGGAGGTGGACTAAAGGAAGAGCTTGATGAAGTAGATGCGGATTTATCTGGTCTTTCAGAGAAGATAGATGACGTGGGAGAATATGCAGAGAGACGTGGTAATGCTCTGGCTCAGGGGGTTGAAGCTCAGATTGAAAATTATGAAAATAATATTCAAGGCCAGTTAGGAACTGGTTCTTATAATAATCCTTATCAGAGGTTTCTTGATAACCCAAGAGGGCCGAGGCCTATTGCTGGTAAGGGTGGTGTGAGAATGGGCGGTAAACCGCTTGATATGACACAGGTTGTCCGTGACCCTCAACCTGCAAACATAAATCAACAGACTCAACAGACTATGGCTGATGGTGGCCTTGCAAAGATCAGGGCGCAGAATGGTTTTTTTGCTAGACCAGTTCGTCAACAACCTTATCCACAAACATCTCTTTCTCTTGCTGATCAACGTCGACTCAGAATGGAAGCATTGAGAGAGTCGGCGGCTGCTAGTAATCCAATGAGGAGTATAATAGACGGCATTACTCCAATGGATGTTCGTCCTACTTTATCTCCGTCACAACAAATAAAATATGATCAATTAGGCACTGCTATATATGACGATATAAATCTTGCCAAAGACCTTTTCCCCAATCAACCAGACTTGCAATTACAGTATATACAAGGTGCATCCCCCGATATCGTAAGTAGTGGAGGAAGAGGTGATGCTGGTACTATAAGTCAGATGGCTTTGTCTGATCTTTCCACTGAGGGTCCAGAAGGTGGTTTAGCAAGTTATGATCCTTTCTATGGATTTTCCCCAGATCCAATTAATTTATCAACGCAAATGCCTTATCCCAGTGCTGATTTGTCTGGGCGTGGTCTTACATATTCAACGGCTACAGGGCCACAAACCCCTGATTTAGTAAGCAGTGGAGGCAGGGGTGATGCGGGCACTAGAATGCGTATGGCCATGTTAAACGCTTCAAATACTCAAGTACCACCAGTGTCTTCAAGCACAACTGCACCTGAAGGCCCAAATCCTTTTATACGACAAGCGGGTATACAAACTGTTCCTAAACCTGATTATTCAGGTGGGCCTTCTGATAGAAGAGTTGGAGGCATAACAACTGATTTGTCTGATTTTCAGGCAAGGCTGAAGGAAGTAAAGGGAAAACAATTTACGCCACCCACTGCGACTCAAGCTGCAACAGATCGACTTGCTGCAACAAACAAAGCTTTGGCAGCAGCACAAGCAGCGCAGACTGGTGACTCAGTTTACAAAGACTTGTTTGCTAACCTCGATAAAAGAACGGAAGCATCTGAGGATGCTGGTGATGAGGCGTTAGGGTTAGCATTGCTAGATGCTGCCTTGCGGGTAGCTGGTTCTAAAAGCCCATCAGCATTCCAGGCTTTAGGTGAGGCTGCACCAGCGGTAAGAGGGTACGCTAAAACTAAAGCAGAGATTAGAAAAGAACAAAACAATCTGTTGGATTCTCGCGCCAAGCTAACGCAACTCAAGCTTGCTGAGACGCAAGGCAATAAAGAAGAGGTCCGTAAGATACGACAAGAGTTGAGGCAGATAAATCAAGATCAGGCACAGATCGAAGACAGAGCCTTTAAACGATTTAATGATGAAAGAACCCTCAACCTAAATCTGATTAGCGCTGAGTCTAAACTTGCTACAGCCAAAACTGCTGAAAAAAGACAGAACGCAACACTTGCTGTACAAAACGCACAACTAGCGATCAGTAAAAATAAACTAGAAACTCAAGCTGGTGACATAACATTCACCATTAGCAATCTTAAAAAAGACCTGCCTAGATTGACTGGTCAAGCTAAACTACAAGCCGAAGAAGCTATTAAATTTTATGAAGATAGGCTCACAGACGTTACAAAAACTATTCAGCAAACAAAAACGCCGAGTGCGCTACAGTCAATGACCATGCAAACCAGATTGTTGGCGCAACAAAAGTCACTACAAGGTCAAATAACCGCAGATGAAAAAAAATATAGAAGTAAAGATTATTTTTTAAAAACACAATTGGATAAGTCTGCTGCTGGAAGAAAAAGAGCAGAGGAAGAGTACGCTGCTTTTCAAACAAGACTTAAGAACAACAAAAAGTTACTTGAAAGAATTAATCAACAGTTAGGTGGTAAACCAGCTTCTGGAGTCACCTCTCTTGAAGACTTACGATCAGAAATCGCGAACCAAAGTAAGTAAAAATTATGGGTGAAATAATTGATATTCCAAACATTGGGCCTATTGAATTTCCTGATGGGATGTCTCGTGATGAAATCCTAAACATAATTGATAACGAATTACTGCCCGGTCTTCAGCAACAAGAACCACAAGCTCCTCCCGAATATGACTATGCGGCACGGGATGAGATGGGATTCTTCGAGCGGTTTGGGGAACAGGTTGGTTCTAGCGCCAGCATATTGCGTGGTCTTGGCTCTCAGTTTGTCGAGGCAACTGGTGAAGCCACAGGTATAGAAGCTCTTGAAGAATTTGGAGAAGAAGGCCGAGAGGCTTTTGAGCAAAGACAGAAAGAAAAAGAAGTACCGACAATACAGTTTACTGACATCAGGAACCTGAGTGATGTCGGTAGTTGGATAACTGATACGGCTGGTGAACAAGTCCTTCTTAGTGCCCCAAGCATCGCAGGAAGTCTTGCTCTTGGTAAAGCAGGTGCGGCTATAGGAACAGTGTTTGCTCCCGGCGTGGGCACTGTTATTGGTGGCACAATAGGGGCAACACTAGGTGCATTTATTCCTTCCTTAGTGTTAGGGGTTGGTGAAGTACAGGGATCAATAAAAGAAAAAGATGAAACGGTAGAGGCACCGGGAGCAGCGTTTCTAGGAGGTAGTGCGATTGCTGCTTTAGACTCTGTCCTTCCTGGCAAGATAGGAGGTCAGATAGTCAAGAGATTTGGTGCAGATGTTGCTGAAGATGTAGCGCAACGTGCATTGTTGAAACCAATCAAGCGTGAGTACATCAAGGCTGCTGGCAAAGGCATAGCTACAGAAGGCATTACAGAAGCCTTGCAAGAAGCTATTGCTGAAGTCACTGCCGTTCAAGCAACTGGCCAAGAGGTAGACGGGTCACAACTTGCAGAGATAATGATCAATGCTGGTGCTGCTGGTGCATTGATGGGAGGCACCCTCAGGACTGGGGCAGAGCGGTTTAAGAAAACAAGAACTCAAGAAGAAATAGACCAAGCAAAGGCAGAGGTAGATAAAAGACAGGAACAAAGAGACGAAGAAATAAAAGGTATAATAACGCCAGACCCAGATGCACCTCTGCAAATAACATATGAAGAAGCGTCTTTTACCACCGATACCCCAGAGCAAGTCGTTGATACAATTATTGACGAGTCAGTATCACAAGGTGCTGACACAGGACTGGGGCAAGATATAGGCGAAGGCGCACCTATTGGTCCGTTTACAGTAAGACCAATGCCGGGAGGTGGCTTTACTGTTGTGAACGGAGCAGGAGAAGTACGCACACCTATATTTGGCACCTTAGACCAAGCACAAGAAGCTGCTGATCTGTTAGCTGAAAGGGTTCCAGAGGCCATAGAAGTAGCAGAGATTGAGTTTACAGAAGCTGCTGCACAACGTGCGCTTGAAGATAATAAGATTAAAGAAACAGAAGCTACTCTCGAAGCAGCGAAAGAAACGATAACTCCTTTGGGCTTCCTGTCCCGTGAGGACGTAGGTTCTAAAATAGCAAGTCAGATAGATAGGAAGAGAACTTTAGCTGTTTCTTTGAGACCCGGAGAGACTGTGCAGAACGATGGCCAGTATACAATTGAAGAGGTAGCAGAGACTGGCGCATCCAATGAAGTTCTTAGTAACATCATTTCTAATAAGAGGCCTGTTACACAAGACCCAGACCTCAATGTTTCTGTGAGAGACATAGAAGACTTATCATCTACCAAGAATATACGGTTTGGAGACGATGCCTTTAAGACGTTTTCTCTTAGAACAACAGGCAAGTCCATGCCTCAGAACATGTCTCAGGTGCAGCGCAATGTTCTGTTTGAAAGCATAGACGCACTACCTGAGTTTGAAAACGAGACATCTATCCCGGTTATCAAATACCCACACTTTACATCGAAGCAAATACAGGATGTAGCCAAAGCTATCAGGGAGACGGGAAAAGTTAGCGACAAGCTAATTATGGAAACTCTTGAAGCCCCCAATATTCGTGGCACAAGACGAAAAGAAATATCCAATGAAGTTCGTAGAGAGTTAGTGCGAAGAGGTGTGCTGCAAAGAGATGGTTCTGTAAAAAAACGATCTGTTGTAAAACCTTCCTTTGAAAGAAGTCCTGCCCCTAATGTAAAAAAACAAGAGCTACTTCAAAGACTAGAGCCTTTAGCTAGTGCCATAAACGAAAGGTTTCAGCAAAGGGTAAAGGCTTTCCCAGAGCTAAAAGATGTTAGGTTAAAATTTAATAATGTAATAGACGATATTGCGACTGGAGAAATACAGCAAGACGCTGAAGGAGATTTTGTTACTAAACAAGAACAGGGTCAGTTCTTCAAGGCAATAAGACTTGCTGTGAATGTTGTTACTGACCCGTCAAAATCAGATCAAGAAAATATAGCAGCATTAGCTGAGGTCTTGGATCATGAGTTTATTCACGCAGCTTATGAAGCAGGTGTTGTAACTGATCAAGAGCAAGCATCTCTCGAATCTTTTGTTAAGAAAGCAAAGCGACCCGGCACTGATGGCAAGACTTATTATGATGATAGAGTTGATGCGCTTGACCCAAATACAAGTGAGGAGTTGCTTGTAGAAGAAGCTGTCGCAGAGGCGTTCAGAGACTACGCTGCTGGTCGTCGCGTGTTCCCGCCAAAGACACGGAGCATATTCCGAAAGATTGCAGAGTTTTTTGGTTTGTTAAAGCAAGCTGCTGCTGATGCTGACATTGTAACAGGTAACGAAATATTTCAACGGCTTGATGCTGGTGTAAGTCCGAGCAGTCCAAAAAGACAGCGTAGTGAAGCTACAGCAACTACGGCTCCGATGGCAAACCTCAAGCCAGCGGATAGGGCAAAGGTAGAAAGTGGTGAGAGGCTTCCTGATTTTGTCGAGCCTCCTGAAAAGACTAAACAAAAGCTTTCTAGGAAACGTGCCCGTAAAGTACCAGCACCTGTAGGTGAAAATCCTTTCCCGACACCTCCTCAAAATGAGATTGATGATCGACTGCGTAGAAAGGGAAAGCGCACAGATGTTGTAGATGCCGTGGTTTCTACAGGACCAAGAAACCCACGCACTGAAATAAAAAATGATCAAGGCGATGTTGTTGCTGTAGTAGGCCAGATTACTTTTGATGACTGGATTAACAAGACCGAAGGCCAGCTATCTGATGCTGAACTAGCAGAGGCTAGACAGTGGTATCCTGACGCAGCCAAGGCATATCAAAAATACTTTGGCGCAGACTGGCCTAATTATCTGGCAGCTTGGTTGATGGCTAATCAACAAGCCTCACCATCAACAGCAGCTATGAATGCAGTTCGTGCTAGAGAGCAAGCTCTTTCTGGTGTTGAGGTGGAGGTCGAGGCAGGGTTAGCTGCTGAAAAATTATTTGGTTTTTGGAACGCAATGGAAAGAGATGGCGAGCTTCCATTGGGAGGGGCGCAAAAACTTTATGACTTTATTGATAGTGGATTACTGCGTGAGACACGCTCTTGGATGGGCGATGACGTGCGGGGTGGCGCACCTGCCGTTGCTGATGTTCACTCTTTACGAGATACGGGCTTTGTTGATCCAACGTATCAAGAGTTTTTAAAAGATAATTACAACCTGAATATTGATAGTGACACGTCAGGATCACCAAACGAAAATCAATATGAGCGGTCTGCTGACTTTATGAGATCGCTTACTAATTATCTTAATGACATAAAATACAAAGGCGGTGGGTGGACCCCGTACCAAGTGCAGTCTGTCGGTTGGATGGCAACGACCAAGTTTCTGGGTCGTCCCGGTCAAACAGCAGAAGACTCAATTTTATTTAATATTAGAAATCTTCCGTTTGAATTGGCATTTGGTGAAGGGTCTCCATTGGCAGCGTCACTGCCTGAGTATTCTTCTCTACCCGCTATTGGTCAAAAAGAAGTTACGCAGATAGCTGCTGATGCAGCATCTGATTTTGCAAGAGATGTAACGGGCGTTGCAGAAATAAATCGTGTCCATGCTACTGGTGGTTGGATGGACGACACGATAAATCCAAATATGACGGAGCAACTTGTAGCTTCTCCAGAGGCTACACAAGACATGGCCAGCGTTCTTGGTTTCTTGTTAGAGCAAGAAAGGATGCTCTCTTATCGGGTGCTGCCTAAGAAAACAACAAAGTCTAAAGTTGCTTTAAAAATACGACCCACAGATGTGTCAAAAGATTTGTTGAACAATGACACAAACATGGCCATACTGTGGGATAAGTTGCGTAAGGCTGACCTAGCCAGAAGTAAAAAGGCATCCACTAAACTAGCTAAGGACCGGAAAGCACAGCCTGAAGAAGACATATCTCTTGATGAGGTTGATGCTCTTATTCAAGGGTACACCTCGACTGTAGATGAGAACGGTAATGCAGCAATGCTTATACTTCTCGACAGTAGGGGTAAGACTTTGGAGTCACGCTTTGAGCCTGATGGAGATGTGTCACAGGCATTGGCTAGAATATCGGATGAGATTGGTATCAACTTAGAATTTGAAGCGGCTTACTACGAGAGTGAACTTACAGAAAACGACTGGACGGAGGATCAGACAGGTGACGGTTACTTACAAAGGATTCATCAAAGATACGGACCCGCTGTTGCAGAAAGGGTCAAGGATTTTAAGCGGAGCGAACTTGAACCGCTACTCAAAGACTCCATTACCAGCGCGAAACTCAAGTATGGAAGCGGGCAAAAGTTCTCAAGGAAAAGTCCAACCGCCACGCAAGAAGACCTAGATACATTCTTTGAAAGCATGGGAGAGGAGGGCGCTCTCCTAGAATACCCTGAAATAGGTGAGAACCTAGATCAATGGATTATGAATGTGGACAGGGGTGCGTTAACAAATGCGCTAAACTCTCCTGAGTATGATGAATATCAATCTGTTTTATCTGCAAATTTGGAACGAGCCTTTCCTTCTGGACAGATACCAGTATCTCGCACAGAAAATTATGCAGTAACAACTGCTACTGACAGACAAACAACAAATTTCCTCGTATCTACAGATGACGTAAAGTTTGCGGGAAATGTAGATGAGAACGAACTTATTGTTCAGTTGCCACCCAGCTTTGGTTATGGCACTGCCCCCATCTCTGTAAGAGTAAGGCCAGAGCAAGAGAATAGGGTAGACGGCTTACCTGCCACCTATAAAATTCCCAACGTAGGTTCAGTACCTACGGAACCCTTTGGCCCAGCTAGGCAAGCTGCTCGTGATTATGGCCAATCAGTAGGCCGAAACATTCCTGACCTTGCGGGTAATTACACATACGAATCTGTAGACTTCGAGCGAGCAAGTCGTACAGGAAATGCTTATGATGAATTACTAAGCTCACCAGAAGATGAGTTTACTGAAGCAGCATACGATGCTCTCGCCGAAGAAGTTCTCACTCAGTACGACTTCATAAAAGATACAGGATTGGAAATTGAGTTCTCCCCTGATGACATCGACCCATACCCCAATTCTGCACAGGAGATGGTTGAAGACGTAAAGAACAATAATCACATGTACGTTAGTTCGATTGATCAAAGGTATGGTGAAGGGGAAATAGTATCAGAAGATGTGCAGAATAATCCCATGCTTCGTCTTACTGACGAGTACATATCAGGTCGTCAGGCTAGGGTAGATGACATTCTTCGGTTGGTTCATAATTACTTTGGGCACGTCAAAGAAGGTTTTAATTTTACAGACTCTGGTAAAGATGCAGCATATGCTAGTCACGCTGTTATGTTTAGCCCCCTTGCTCGCGTTGCTTTAGCAACTGAAACTCGCGGTCAAAATTCATCAGCAACCTTGAGCAGAAGTAAGAGAGGTCTTTCAGAAGAAACTTCTGTAGTTGTACCACCAAAAATTGGCATTCTTCCTGACTTTGTTATTAATGAAGGTATAGAAAATCTTGTTGAGCCTGTTGATGTTCAGGAGCTTCGAGATGAGACAACCTTTAATGTTCAGGGGTCATTTGTCCCTGATCAAAAGTTTTCTCGTAAGTACCCACAAGACCCAGCCGATGTTGCTGCAAACAGGTTTGTAAAAAGAGCAAGGGCCGATGGAACTCGAAGCGATAACTGGGGTAAGATACCTTTTGCTGGGAAACTTTTGCCAGTACGCGCTGCTTTCGGCAGGAACTACACAACTGGCGGTTATGGTTTAAGACATGCCAGCCTCCATGACGAAGACTACCAAGGTGTAGAAGATTTACCTTTTACCAGTTCTGCTAGCGCAATAGGTTCTGCCCTTGATGCATTTACACAAGCGCGGATATCTGGTGTTGACAAGTCAAGATTTAAATTCAAACAAAATAACAAACGTGATTCACTGGAAATGCGCTGGAGGCCAACAGGATCAAGCACTGATGTTGTTGTGGTATTTGATAGACAGATAGACGATAAGTCAGGACAAGAATTTTTAGGCATTACTACATCTTATCCTGACAGCGAGGTTATCCGCGACAAATATAACAGAGAAGAAGTAGAGAAGCTGAGGAAAGGTGGTGTCCTTGGTCCTAATTTTGCAGCCACTTCACCAACCGCACAGGAAACTGTCTTAACATTTAAGACAAAGAAGCCCACTGATCGACCAACGCTCAAGCTCAAGGGTAAAGCAAAACAAAAGTTTTCTCGTGGCAGAGGTGTCAATGATTTATCTCCTGAGTTACAAGAAACTGTCAGACGAACACAGGCAATAAATGAGCAAGAGACGGCAGGACAGGCATGGCTCGGTGCCTTGTTTGGTGATTACAAAAACAGCGTTTTGTTTAGTAACAACTGGCAAAGGATAAGATCCAAATTTCGTGAATCATGGATAGAAAAGTATGACGTTCTATCTGTTCTTGCAGACAAGGAACAGCGTGAAGTAACGGGAACTTTGGGTGCAGAAGCAAACGCATACTCTGCTGTGCTTATGGCTGATCAACATGCTCAGATGACGAAGCTTGCGTGGTATGACGGGGTTCCAATTTACGATAAAAAAGAGGGCTATACCAGAGTTACCAACACCGTAGATGGTCAACCTATTCGAGGCCTTGCAAAAATACTTGAGCCTCTGCTTGCTGAAGGCAAGACATCTTTATTTGGTACATATGCACAAGCCAGAAGAGCAGAGAGACTTAACGCAGAGCAACGAGACTCTGGGATGACGCAAAGTGACATCGACAACGGCTTATTGCTTGGTGAAATGAACCCAGAGTTTGCTGCAATCTTTGATGAGTATCAGGTGTGGAACAGTTACCTTGTAAAATACATGGTTGATACGGGTCTTATTACAGCAGAGATGGGTAAGGTATGGATATCTACCGCTGACTATACGCCATACTATAGGCAAGAACAGGAAGCTGCTGGTGCAGCGCAAGACATGACTTTCTTCTATCCTGATCCTACCCTTGGCCCAATTGGACAAGGTGCAGCGGCGTTACAAGGTAATCCCAGAGAAAGAATACCTCTTGATGGAAAGCGACCACCCCCAAAACTTGTCGGCGCTGGCCGTGCATTTCAACTTGAGATTGATGGGGTAAACCAGCCAGAAGAATATGACTCTTACAACAAGGTAAAGGCTGTTGCCAAAGCTATTGAACGGTCAAGTCCTGACGCAGAAATAAAAATATATTCAGCGCCTCGCAGGGTAGATGACTTCCTTGACAATGTCGCAAGGAACACTGCTACCGCCATCCAAGGCGGTATGAAAAACATTGCGGCACAAAGAGTCATAAGGGCATCACGGTCTCTTGGTTTAGCAAATGAGGTTAATCCTGATCCGTCAGGAGCAAAGCCCCTCAATACAGTTCAGATAAGAGTGGACGGTGTCGATAGATACTTTGAGATTGTAGATAACGATCTCTACACAAGCATGACTATTTTATCTCAGAACAAAGATATTGCTCTGGACAATCTTTTTGTTGGTGTCGCATCTACTCCAGCAAGAGTGTTACGAGAGTTAGTCACCAGAGACCCCGGCTTTATGCTGCGAAACATGATGCGAGATACCCTTAGTGCGTGGGTAACATCAGGGGTAAATTATGTTCCCATCATAGACAGCGCACGGGGTGTGGTAGATGTTTTAAGAGGCGACGCTTCAAGCGAGGCGTTACGACGTGCAGGAATCTTTGGCGGGTTTGATTTTGCTGGCACACCTAAAGATATGGCGAAGTATATTGAGAGCAAAACAAAAACAAAATATCCGTCTGGTGTATTTGAAAAAGCAACCAGTCCTTTCAAGATACTATGGGATGCAACGACTGTCGCAACGAATGCATCCGAAGCAGCAACTCGTGTGGCTGTATACAAGAGAGTGTTAGAGAAAACAGGGAACGAAGCACAAGCTATTTTTGAGGCGCTTGAGGTTTTAAACTTTAACAGACGTGGAGCCAACCCTGTTATTCAAGTAATTACAGCAATTACGCCGTTCTTAAATGCTCGTATTCAGGGCTTAGATGTGCTGTATCGTGCTGGTATAAACAAACGTACAGCTAATCCCAATGCTACCCGAAGGGCGTTTGCAGCTAAGGCTTCCCTTATTGCTGGATTGACGGCTTTGTATACCACACTTATGCGAGATCAAGATTGCTATAAGAATGCTACGCCAGAAGCTAGAGACTTAAATTGGTTTATACCCACACCATTTGACGACACTTGTTTTAAAATACCTACACCGTTTGAGGTTGGTTTCCTGTTTAAAACTATTCCTGAGAGAATTATGCAATGGTCGTTTGGTTCTGATGTTGGGCGTGATGTTTTCGAGTCCTTTAAAAGGAACGCAACATCTACCTTTGCTGTCACTCCCCCACAAATATTTACACCTACATTAGAACTTATGGTGAACCACTCGTTCTTTACGGGTAGAGAAGTTGTGCCGTATTACTTGCAGAACTTAGACCCTGATTATCGAAAGTATCAGACGACAAGCAGCTTTGCTATTAAGCTGGGCAGAGAGTTAAACATAGCACCGATAAAGATAGATCACTTTATCAAAGGATACTCAGGCACACTGGGAAGTTACGCTCTTGATTTGGGAAGTAGTGCTATTGATGCTTTCGAGCCAACGGATCAACCACTTCCTCCTGACAGGTCATGGTATAACCTGCCAATGGTGAGGAGTTTCTTCCAAGACCCGAATAGTCGCGGCACCGTTATACAGTTTTATGAGTTAGACCAGCTAGTTAAACAGGCAACGAACACATTCAAGGCGGCAGAGCGCGAAGGTGATGTGCAAAAGATAGAAGAGATTGTTGAAGATCGTGCGTCTCTCTTGGCTCTCGAAGATGAGTTAAAGAATATTAGAAACAGCCTCAACGAAATACGAGAAACAAAGAATCAAATCTTACGGGCACCTCTTGATCCCGCACAAAAGCAAGAACTGTTAGAGGCAGTAAGGCTGCAAGAGCTTGCCATCACTTCAGCTATTCCACAGTTGCGTCAGATAGGCTTGCAATGAGTGCGTATTCTTTTGCACAGATGGTCAAGAAGCCGTTTCGTCGGGCGTGTATCTGGGGCGACAAGAAGTTCTTTGATCCCTCTGTGACTCCATTGTCGCAGCAGCTTGAGGAAAGTTATCCCACCATATTGTCAGAGACACAAAGCATGATGCAAAGGTACGATGACTTTGCACCCTTCCAAGATATATCACCTGATCAAACATACATAAGCAACGATGACAGGTGGCGCATGTTCTTCCTGAAGGGAGCGGGTGTAACCTTCAAGCGTAACGCTGCTCATTTCCCTACACTCATGAGTGTTCTCAACAAGCACAGAGGTGTGGTCTCTGCTTACCTGTCAGTGCTAGGTCCACAAAAGATTCTCAACCCGCATGAAGGACCGTGGGCTGGTGTTCTGCGAATGCATATGGGGTTGATTATCCCTGATCCAGACAAGTGCCACATCAATGTGGAGGGCGACAAGTATCACTGGGACAACGGCAAGGTTGTTTTATTTGATGACACATACAATCACTATGCTGTAAACGAAACGGATCAACTGAGAGTAATCCTGTTTATAGATTACATGAGACCCATGCGGTTCCCTTACAATCTATTGAACTGGACTGTCATGAAAATGAGTTGGGCTTTCCCGTACATATGGAGGCCACTGTGGCGGCACCGACGCTGGTCACAGAAGTTTTATGCGGAGAAGTTACCAGTAACTTAGGAGCGTAATGTGGATATTGACAAGTTAATAGTACAGTTGAAGGTACACGAAGGTGTGCGTAAGTTTGTTTATCTCGACACAGAAGGCATAGAGACCATTGGTGTTGGGCGCAATCTGGTAGACCGTGGTTTGTCAGATGATGAGATAGAACTCATGCTGGCAAACGATATTAGAGATTTTCAAGATGAGGTGGAAGCTGCCTTTCCTTGGTGGTCTGATCTTGATGACGTGCGTCAACGGGTTGTTGTGGACATGGCTTTCAACATGGGACTTGGCTCACTCTCAAAGTTTGTGAACACCTTGGCTCACATTGAAGAGGGTCGGTATGATGAGGCAAGCGTCGAGATGCTTGACTCTAGGTGGGCTAGGCAGGTTGGAGATAGGGCCAAGGTCTTGAGTGAGATGATGAGAACAGGCGGAGATCATGACTATTAAAGGTCGCAAGGGTCTGGAAAAGGACAGCATCTATGAGGAGTATGATGTGGACGGAGACGGCATTGTCAGTGACGAGGAACTGGCAAAGGTCAAGGCTATTCATGAAGCTGAATCAGCAGAAGAAAAAGCTGATGCCCAGAGAAGAATGGCTTGGGTATCTATTATTGCCATGCTTGTCTTTAGTGCTTTTCTTTTCCTTCCTATTTTTCCTGACTCTCGGATTAAAGCTTTGGCTGATTTGTTCGGTCTGTTTTACATTGGCATGGCTGGTGTCGTCGGTGCGTACATGGGCATGACTGCCTACATGAGTGCGAAGAGGTGAGCCGTGATCAAAATTTATTTCACTATATTACTTGTTGGTCTTATCGGTGGAATTGGATACGGCGGTTATTACTATTACAAAGATACTCAAAACCGCATTAAAGTTTTGACAGAGAACAACGCAAAGCTTGAGGTTGCTAGGAAAGTACAAGACGAAACCATAAAGACACTGACTGATGATGCTAAAAAATTTAAGGAACTTAACAGGAAACTTTCCAAAGATATGCAGAGAGCCGAAGCGTATCGCAATAACCTGATAGACAAATTGCGTAAGCATAATCTTACACGGCTCAGTCAGAAGAAACCTGAACTAGTAGAGAAGAAGATAAACAATGGCACACAAAAACTTTTTGACCAACTGGAAGGTCTTACTGCTTTGCCCAGTTCTTCTCCTGCTAAGTAGTTGCAGCGGTTGGAACCCGCTCAAGCAGATAGAGGTAAAGACAATTCAGGTAGATCGGGTTATTCCTACACAGGAAAGACCGCGACCCTTAAAGCTAAGTGATATAAAATGGTATGTGGTAACCGATAGAAACTTCAGGGATTTTAAGAAGAGGTATAAAAAAGAAAACGGTGAGTTCTTATTCTATGTAATCAGTGTTCGGGATTACGAAACGCTTGCCTTAAATATGGCAGAATTACAGAGGTATATTGGACAGCAAAAAGAAATTATAGTTTATTACGAGCAAGCAGTCGCACCTAAGCCTGTGTCTCGGAAAGAAGAGATGAAATGAAGACATATGAAGTTGGTGTGTATAACAAGTATATACGAGAACGGGTACGCAATGGTGATGATGTTGACCCAGCAGAGGCTGCTTGGGAAAACATACACTACTTTGATGTTAAAGCAGAAAACGAAGCAGACGCTAAAAGAAAAATATCGTTTGAGTATAAACCAGAAAAAGGTTTCGTCATTGACTGCATAAATGTTTACAAATAGGAGGGTAAGTTAATGGACCCTGTAACATTGGCGGCTGTGACGGGCGGGTTTGCCGCTGTCAAATCAGCTATTAGTGGGGTGAGAAGCGCCCTTGAATCAGCAGACGATGTGGGAGCAATCGCTTCTCATATTGACACGTTATTCAAAACACATGGCGCTGCTAAGAAGCGTATCAAAGAAGCCCAAAATAAAAAGCCAACTCCTGCGTGGCAGAAATTAATTAAGTTTCGGCTTGGTGAAGATAACGACGAGACATCTCTTGCAAATATTACAGCGGCAAAGCTGGCAGAGAAACAGCAAGAGGAGGACATTCGTAGGTTATCAATTCAAATAAACAAACGGTTTGGCGCAGACACTTGGGATGAAATCTTAGAGGCCCAGAAAGAAGCAGTCATCAAGCAGAGAAAGCGAAGGAAAGAAGCGGCTGAGAAACGGGAAAGGGAAAAGCTAGAAGCTAAAGGTTTCTGGCAAAAGCTTGTTATTGAGTTTGGTAAATTTATTGTAGTCGGTGCGTTTGTTGGCATCATGATAATGGTATTGATATATCTCAAGGCCAACAAGTAATGGACGGCGCTGTCGATATAAAATTTTTGATTACGCTAGGAGGTATAATCTTTAGCGTAGCTGGCGCAGCGGCTGTCGGTAAGATGCAGATCAAAGCGATTATTGAATCGCTGGGTGACGTTGAGAAAAGATTGAGGGATATTGATAAGAGACTTGATGTGCTTGAAACAAACCAAGGTATTGTTCAGAATCAAATCAATACGCTCAAAGGTATTCTTAGTCCTGACAATCTTGCAAAGCAAAATAGAGAAGTAGAAGGTATTAAAGTCAGTGTTGTCGAGGCGCACAAAGATATTGATCGGTTGTTCAAAATGCACAACGGCAGTCATCCTGAGGTAAAGTAATGGATTTAATTTTTTCTGGAGTGCTGTCGATAGCAAGTATGTTTTACTGCGACAACCAAGAATTTTTTAAACAAGCTTATAAAGAAATGAGCCAAGGGGCTGAGTGGCATTACGTTGGCCGTCAACCCCTTGACCCATCAGCTAAGTCTATATCTGGTCGCATCTGCAATGAGGGTAAGTGCAGCGAACCTTATATTATGTGGAAGCTAAAGATGCCTGATAATGACTAGTCATCTTCAGACTTCAGAGCAGACGACATCTCGTCACAAACAAACTCGTTGAACGTGCGACCATCAGGCAAGTCTTTGCCGTCAATAATTGTCGTTGACCGAATCCATTTGCAGCAGTCTCTGATGCCATGCTCGTAAGTTCTGTTGGTCAAGATGTACTCAAGACCTTCTCTGATCAAAGAACCAATGCTCCTTTCCTCTTGACCAGACCGCCTTCGCAATCTCTCTAACTGATCTTCTTCGACCACAAAGTTGAAAGTTGTTTTGTCTGACATGATCACCTCTAAAATGGAATGTCATCGTCAAGATCAAAATCATCTTCAGCCTTTTGATTGGACGGGGGTGGTGATTGATTGGACTGATCCATGTATGACTCGTCATACTCATTGACAAGCAGCCGCATGTTAGGACCGTACTGGCCCTCCTTTGATCTGTCCACGATCCCGTTGTCATAGGCTTGAATTGAGAGAAGCGGCTCCTTCCCCTCCTTCACACAAGCGACCAAGAACTTAACCACATCCTTGGACAGATGCATGTTGCCCCGAAAGTCTGGCTGACTGTCCTTGTTCTTATTCCTAACTGGCCTAAGGTTACAACTATTCTCCTTAGGTTTGTTTTCTATCTTCCATTGCGCCATTACACGTCCTCCTTCAAGGTTTTGATACGATCATTCAACCACGTCTGGGTTGACTTGGTGTTGTCTTCTATCCACGACAATGCGTCTTGGTAGGCTTTGTCTCCTCTCTTTTTCAGCGCCTCTCTTCCTTCTTTGTTATCATTCCAAAACTTAATTAAATCTTTCTTTGCCGCCTTCGCATCATCAATACCCATGTCATTCACAACGTCCTGTGAAGCAGCACCGATGTTTGAAAAGTGCATGGCATACAGTTCTTTCATGCTCTCTGGATCATAGGGATCATCATTTTGTACCTCGTCATCCAGAGACAGATCATCATCTGATGGTGACTCGTCATTAGCTGTCATGGGTAAATCCTCCCCTGCATAGATGTAGTGACCCAGACCGCAGTAAGCCAAGGCCTTTACAAGACAACGCTGCAAAGCTGTGTTCACCGCAAATGAGTCAGGTGTTTTGACAGCATTGTTTTTGTAGTCGGTAATCGGGTAAGTCTCTGTCACTGTCTGGTCTCCCACCTTTACGGTGACCTTGACGTAAGCAAACCCCTGCTTATCCATTGCGTAGGGCACTTGATTGTTATGCTCACCCAGAGTGAACCAGTGTTTCTCAAAGCTTGCGTTGGGAAAGTTTTCTTTAACGATGCCCCACGCCCACGCCCAAGAAAGGTATGTCATGTTACCTTTCTTTTCAGTGTGGTCGTTGCAGTTAATTGACTGAAGCGTTTCCCAGACTGTTGATGTGTCTGTCATGGCAGTAAGTCCAGCAGCTTCTGCCACCACGTCTTAGGTCTCTCTCGCTCGACGTATGGGATGGGGGTGAGAAAGTCAGCCAATGCTGGAGACATGGCTGGCTTTTCTTCTGGCTGATCAATCACTGTCGTCTGCTTGCCATTGCGCTGCCAAATCGGTGGCTTGTTTCGACGCATGTTCAGCACACCTTTGTACTGATCGTAACCAAGCTTATCGATAATCACCCGCCTGACTTGTTGATAGCCTATTTTATTTGTCGGGCGTTCACTAATCTCTTTGAGGCTTGCGCCGTCAAGAAACTCCTCAACGATAAGTTCGTCGCGTTTAGCCTTTTCTTCTCTAGTCATTTTGATTCTCCTGTTTGTATTGGTCGCAAAAGTCTGCGACCTGACAATAGTTTCCAACGCATCGCGCTGGTTCTCCCTTACGTTCTATGATTTGAAAGTCCTCCTTAGTTTTCATTTTGTTGTGATGCTCTTCTGCCTCCTCAAAAGTTTCGCAATTTTTTACTGACCGCACACCGCCGTGTTTCACGATGGCCCATGTGCTATCTCTTTTCCACCTGTCTTCATTGGTGCATAAGGGTGGCTCGTTACCCATGTCATGATCGAACCAAGCGTCCTGATGATACGTCACCCTCTCTTCGATAAATCTTTTCTGTTCTTCCCGTGACCAAAGCGGCAACTCAACGACATGAACGGCGGCTTGGGGGTAGCTGTTGCTGTTGATGGCTTGTGCTTTTTTCCAATCCCGCAAGATCATGATCACTTGTAACCGATCAATATCAATACCCAGATCGTGGTGGGCAAGGTATGCATAACAGTTGAGTTGTTCTTCCCATTCAGTGTTGGGCTTGCCCACCTTGTATGCACTCGTAAATTTCCAATCCATCAACACCTTCTGTTTCCCGTCAGTCCGAATCGCATCACATTGTCCTGATACTTTCCAACCGTTGACCTCCATAAACATGCGCTGTTCGATGATGTCACTATCGTCAGCGCCTTCTTCCAAGACGGTGTGAATGCATTTGCCTAAGAGTTTCCAAACATCATCCGCAATATCAGTCACGATCTCGTCTTTATGTTTGGCCTGAAGGATACTAATCCTTGGCGATGACAATAGCCGTGTGATAGTAATGTTGGATTCGCCGGGGTCGTACTTATCCCGAGCGAGGAGGTTCTCGAACTGATGGGGTAATCCATATTTATTTGTAATCATATCTACCACTGAGTGGGTTGCTGTTGTCATGCGTTATATATTCATGTATATGAAGTGTCAATGACTGAAATCAAGTTTGAAATTCTGGGTCAGCCCTACTCCAAAGCAAACAGCCGCAAGATGGTGTACTTTGGTAATCGGCCAGCCTTTATAAAATCAGATCGCGCACGGGATTATGAGGCGATATTCGCGTCTCAGTGCCCGACACTTGATCCCATCATTCCTTACAACAATACAGAGAAGCAGGACGTGGCTGTGTTCATGACCATATGGTACGCCAGTCGCCGCCCTGACCTAGACGAAAGCCTCATACTTGATTGTATGCAGGGGCGTATCTACGAGAACGACAGGTGTGTAAAAGAGAAACACATTAAGTGGGCGTATGATAAGGAAAATCCTCGCGCCGAAATTCAGGTGGTGAAAATAAAAATACCGCCTCCATGAGGAGGCGGTAAGTTTCAGGGAGGTTTCATCACAAATCGATTAGGAGAAATCAATTTGACAAAAGGCACAATAATGGAAATGACACAGCAAGACAATTACTTTCATGATCAGATTCAAGTAAGAGCAAACAGCGCAAGGGTAGGTTATTCAACGACTGCGCGAATCAAATGTCCGTATTGCAGTGACCATCGTAAAAACAAACATGACCGATCTATGGCAGTTACGTTCTTTTCTGACAGGCTGGTATACCTCTGCCATCATTGCGAAGAGAAGGGTGCCATCTCCACAGAAAAGAAAGAGTGGAAACCAAAGCGCACATACCCGAAGGTGCAGGTCAAGGACGCTCCCCGATCCCCTGCCATAGACTGGTTGATACGAGAGCGGAAGATTGACCCTGACGTGGTCAAACAGTTCGGGGTGATATCGACTCGTAAGTATTTTCAAAAGCTTCAACGCGAAGCAGACTGCGTTGGCTTTCCTTTTTACAACGAGACAGAGGTCTATGCGGTCAAGTACCGCACATCAGGTGGGGATAAAGCACACACGCAAGAGGGTGCGGGTGGGGCACAATCATTCTTTGGTATTGAGAAGGTGCGGCCTGAGGCCAAGACGTTGATCATATGTGAGGGAGAGATTGATCAGTTAAGTCTCGTCACCGCTGGGTTCATCGACAGCGTCAGCGTCCCTAATGGGGCACCCATGAAGGCTTCCGAAGGAGAGGTCGATCCCACCAACGATAGGAAGTATGGCTTTGTATGGGCCGCAAAAGACCTCCTGAAGCAGGTTGATAAGGTTATCCTCGCCGTGGACATGGATGGCCCCGGTCAGGCACTGGCAGAGGAACTGGCACGGCGTATAGGTAAGGTGAAATGCTGGCAGGTAGACTGGCCCGAAGACTGCAAAGACCCCAACGATATTCTCGTAAAGCATGGGCCTGATAAACTGGTAGAAGTTATCGGTGACTCAAAGCCGTGGCCTATCACTGGGTTGTTTGACGTTGATCATTATGCCGATCAGGTAAATCAGATATATGAACGGGGACATCAACGGGGTCTGTCCACTGGTATCGATAGCGTCGATAACCTTTTTACCATATGTCCGGGTCAACTATCGATTGTCACTGGGCACCCGTCATCAGGTAAGTCTGAGTTCATCGATCAGATCATGGTCAATATGGCTGAGAGTTATGACTGGTCGTTTGCCGTATGTAGTTTTGAGAACGATCCCCCAACGCACATCATTAAGCTGATGGAGAAACATGCGGGGGTTCCGTTCCACGATGGGCCTAGCATGAGGATGACCCGCGAAGAACTTGCAGAGGCGAAGGATTGGTGTGGCCGTCATTTCTTTTTCGTTGAGCAGAACGATGGCGAGCCAGCGTCTATTGAATCAATATTGGAGCGAGCGCAAGCTGCCATCCTACGATATGGGGTGAGGGGCTTGGTCATTGATCCGTACAACTACGTTGATATTGACAAGTCAAAGGTGAGTGAGACTGAGGCGATCAGTCAGATGCTGACACGCTGTCGGTTATTCGCACGGGCACATGACATCCATGTATGGTTCATCGCACATCCCGCCAAGATGATGCGAGATGGGGGTGAGTTCCCAGCGCCTAAGGGATATGACATATCAGGATCAGCGGCATGGTTTGCCAAGGCTGATCTGGGCGTGACCGTTCACAGAAAGCCTGACACTAACTTATCTGAGATTCATTGTTGGAAGGTGCGCTTCAAGTGGGTGGGTCAACAGGGTGTGACTGACCTTGAATATTTTAAATCAACAGGACAATACAGGGAGGCCATCAACTATGCAGAGCTTTGATCCGAAGGGTGATTTCAGAGCAGAGATCAAGACGCACAGCGTTATAGATTTTTTTGTGTTGGAAACAAACCTACCACCTCAGTTCATTGAGGTGCTGAACACTGAGATTGACAAGTTACTGGGAGAAGAGAACGTCAAGGAAGAGAAGGATTTCTCTGGTAATCTGGTGGGTCAGATAAAGCGTGGCGCACAGCTTAACCTAGAGAAGGGCAGGTGCGATGCCTTTCACGGTGTGTACGGTGTGGCTGAAAGCCTCGCCAAAGAATACGCCAAGCGGTTCATGATGATCGGTGGGAGTGACGTTGTGCAGCAGGGGTCTGTCGATTATCCACACGCAGATTGTTATGAGGCGTGGACAGTCCACAGTTTCGCAGGGGATTATAATCCCATTCATGACCACGGTAACAGGTTGGATGGTGCCATGTCATTTGTGATTTACACGATGGTGCCAGAGAATATGCGAAACAAAGATGCTTCAGATATGAAACATGCGTCAGGTTGGATGGATGGCTGCATCAGTTTTGTCAACGGCCCGACCAGTCAGAAGGCAGCAGCATCGTTCAGATATCCCAAGGTTCTGAACATCATTCCTGAGGTTGGGAAGATGGTCATCTTTCCACACTGGCTAAACCATATGGTGTATCCGTTTGATTGCGAGGGTGAGCGGCGTTCAGTGAGCGGCAACATAACCATGATGACCGAAGAGCATTATCAGATATTGACTAGTCAGGACATGGTAGGTGAGGGAGCAAAGAATGATGAATAAGCTTGGAATAAAACCAGCGCAGGTAACACGAGGGACCGTGTTGGATGAGGCCCGTAACTTAATCACGGGTAACCGTGCTGAAATGCACGGCGATGCAAAGCAAAACTTTACAAACATTGCCAAGCTTTGGAGCGTGTATCTTGATAGGGAGGTGGGTGCCAAGGACGTGGCGCTGATGATGTCTCTATTAAAAATAGCGCGAACCAAAACGGGAGAAATGAACCACGATGATGTGGTTGATGCGATTGGTTACTTGGCGTTGGGGGAGGAAGTAGCCCCCACCCGTTAGGGTGAGGGCGCTGGTGAACTAGAGGTATTGGCGTATCATGTAACGAATTTGAGCGGATACGCTACGCTCGTTCTCTTCGCAAGCTTTCTGCAACTTGTCATGGCAGTCAGGGTCCAGAATAATATGCATCCTGATCTTGTCTTCTGCTAGGGTTGAGTTGTCTTTTGAGACTGGTTTCGACTGTGTGCCAGTACCCACTGCCCCACTCGTTTCCTCTGTTGTCACATAGCTCTCGAACTGTGGTGGCATTGTGTATTCTCCTTAGTACATTGTACGTCTGATCCGACGTTAGGTTGGTGGTGTTCATGTTCACTCCTTGTATCACACGGGATGTCATTCTTCAACACTGGGTGTGTCTTTGTTGGTTACAAGATGCACAATCTCAGCCGACTTGAGCGTTGTCTTTTCCTCTGACATGTGTGCAGCAACCCAATCTTCAAACACTGGCGAGTGCATGATGTCTTCGTAACCCGTCATGTCCAGGTTGATCTGAAGGTGGTCGCCATTGATGTCCACGCTAGACACATCACATGTGGCAGATATGCCATCAAGCTGACCGATAAATACCATCATGTCTTCGATACGTTTTTCAAAGATCATGGCAAGATCAGCAAGGCTAAGTTGAGCTATCAAACTGCCCAGAGAATCAGCATGGATAGATCGGGGTGCAGACAGGTATTTGTGGCTACTAATATACATCGGGCACGTCCTTCCAGTTGACCCAGCCTTTGCCCCAGCATCTGTCGCATTCGATGGTGACCTCATTGTAGCCAGCCCAAGGCCCATTTTCTGTGTGGCCTCCGACTTCTACTTCGCTGTCAACTCTGCCCGTGCCGCCGCAATCGGTACACTCAAAGTCAAAGCTGGGTATGGCATCCCAACTCTCACGCCATCCATGTACGATGTTTGGTTCAACGCCATGTTCAATGGCAAGCTTCACTAGATTGATCGTGTCGTTCTCAACGTCCACGATCTTTGCTTCTAGCTCCGCAATTTCTTCCTTAACGGTTAGCATGTAATGATCCTCCTGACTTGTTTGTAAGAACATAGTCCTTCGTAATGGTGCCCAACTCTTTGTTACCTCGCTTGTGAGCGCGAACCCACACGCGAGTACCGCCCCTAAGTCTACGGAAATGACCCCGCACATCATGTAATCTTTTGATGCCCTCGGTCTCCCTAAACTCACGGGGAATAATTGATATGCCTCTGGGCTTTGGCAAGTCAATTTCGATCTGGATGTGCGAGTTACCCCGCCTGAATTTACCAAACTTGTATTGTTTGTCAGTGCTTGCTTGGCGTGGAGACTGGATAACCCAGTCAAAGTTAAGCAACGCCAGAACAGTAATCAGGAACCGTGCGTCACCCCGAATGCTATCCTGCCCCACTGCTTGTATTCTAGCAGCAGTCTCTTCGTTCCATTCAGCATTGGCAACGTCCAGATAAAAGTCGATGCCCGGTCCTTGCAGTAAACGAATGTGATTGCACAACTGGAACAGTGCTTCTCCAGTTTCTTTTGGGTTGGTCTTCTGATTATGCTGCGCCCACCATCCACCCAGTGCATCAATGCTGACGTTATGTTCAGCCTTGATATGCTGAAACAACTCATCATCAGACACAGATGTCTGACCTGTAAAGTCCTTGAGGAAATAACGGTGATGCGCCTCAGTAAATCCTGATCCCTCTTCACACACAGCAAACTGAATTGACAAGGGTGCAGCACCGATCATTTCTTTACCCGAAGCAGGGTCATTGAAGGGGACAAAGGGTGTGCCAATAAAACTGTCACCCTCATACCCCGTGTGGGGTGCGTCTTCTAACAGATATCCCACGGTGTGGGATATGGCTGACCAGTCAATGGGATTATCCTGAGCAAACTTGTCCCTTGCTACCCGCTGCAAAACCTCCTGACGCAGGTGTTCATTCCACTCTATCCAAGTCAAATCGTTTGGCATACGAGCGAAGGGCAGCATCCGCAACAGTTCGCTGCAAGTCGCGATCATGCTCTGCTCCATTGCAAACTCAAGAAAGCGATCATCCAGCACGAACCGTGTTGCCTTACGCATGTCGATATATTTCTGGTGGCAGCGATCCTTGAACGCTTGGATGTGGCGCACCTCTTGTGCTGCGAAGACACCCTTCTTAGGGTTGTTCAAGGCAGCGATGACATCGTCAGCTAGATTGAACTTAGCCATACAAACCTCCTATTTATGAGTCATCAGTAACTTGTAAGTAAATGGGCGGCATCCACATCAGTGAACACCGCCCATGCAAATCGCGAGAATCGAAAGGAACCCGCACCGTAAACCACAATGCGAGTAGAAAAGCTCCTCCATTTGCTGACGGGGTTATAATCGGGGCACTCGCCGTCTAATCCCCATCAGCTAGGGACCGACGTACCGCCAGACCTTGATCTCTCTACTGTGATTAGTCTTTCGCTGAGAGTTTACACGCTCACCCGTGAACTCCCAGTCCTTGCCCCTGAAGATAGAGCCAGCAGCATTGCCCAAGCTATCGGTGATACCCTCTCTGGCAAACGCCCTGCTTACATCATCAGCAGTCACGGTGCGGCTGTCTCGCAGCATGGCGATCTGCTTTGCCACATGCCTTGCGTGGGTCAGCAGGTCATGCTTGCTGGCAGCAGCAGATGCCATGCCCTCTTCTTTGAGGCGCTGTGCCTCAGCTAGATCAAACAAGTCCATTGTCATCCCTTCCATGCTATGATGCCTTGCTCAACGCTGGGTGCGAAGTGAAGCAGCCCAACGGTGATTGTAGTCCACAAAAGAATAGCGATGAAGGAGAGAGCGATCTCTCTCCAATCACGCTTGGCCCAGTCATGTTGTCTCATCTGTCACCTCCAATCAGGCAGCGACTTGGACAACTGTTGCCCAAGTCGCGTCCTCTTCGATTGCATCCAACCATCTCTGGTCCCGCACACATGCTGCAAGCAGCGTCGGCAGTGCTGGCTCAGGGATGTCTTTATAGATATCCTCCATGTCAGAGAAGATGATGATAGCATCAACGTCGAGTTGTTGCTCATCGACATACTCCAGAGCCTTGCAGGTGTTTGTCCCACCGTAGTAGCGGGTGCGGTCAATCTCATCACCGGGGTCAACGACCTGATGCTCCTTGACCGTGTGGGTGAACTTGACCACATGGCTGGTGATGTCGAACTCTGAGGTGATCGACTGCAACTCCTCGCAGAACTGGGCGAACATCTCGTCATCGACTGATGATGACACGTCAATCAGAACTGCAATCTCACCGCCCACGTCACGGCGGCGGGTAGGCAGCGGCACACCCACCGCACGGGACCGACGACCAAGGCGCTGGTAGGACGTGCCAGACGGGCGACCATCCAGCAAGAACCTGCGAAGCACACCCCGCCAGTCAACGACTGGCTTGCGTAGCAGCGTGATGTGCTGCTTGAAGGGGCTGTCTTCCTTGCCAGCCTCGCCGCTGATCATGGCGGCATTGAGGACGATCTCAGTCCACTTGTCCTCCTCCTCCTTGATCTCTGAGGCGGTGAGACCAGAGCCGTCATCAGATGTGCCATCGATCACCACCCCGTGGCCCTGCATGTCCACTGGCTGGTCCTTGCCCGACTGGGCAGGGGCATCCCCAGAGCCGCTGTTTTCTTGGGGTTGATCGTCACCACCCTCAGCATCACCCTGAGAGTCACCCTCCGATTCGCCAGTACCCTCTGGCTCTGGCTGGTCATCGAACAATTTGCGGTAGATATCTTCCGCTGACTGACCGCGATATGCCAAGTCGATCAGGCCGTCCTCAGGTAGGGAGAACCCAGCATCAACTAGGATGCTGTTGATGGCGTAGTCAGCAGCCGTGTTCCAGTTATTGGGATCACGCTGCCCCCTGCGAAGATGGTGCTTAAAGATCACATGGCACACCTCATGAGCGAGGACGCCCTTGAGGTGAGCGTTAGTGTGGCCATCCACAAACGCAGGGTTGAACCAGATAGAGGAACCATCTGTCGCCATCGTGTCAAACTGATCTGACTCGATCAGGTTGAGCCGCATGGCGATGTTGCCGAAGAACGGATTGTCCAGCAAAAGCTGCGTCCGTGCTGTCACGATCTTGTGTTGTGCTGACATGTCAATACCTCCTACTGACCAATAAAGTCATCGATTTGGTTCATGATCTCGCGGGCATCTGCCGCGACTTCCTGACGCTTGGCACCATCCTCCTTGAGGGTGGCAGCATCAGTCTCAGTGAGACGCTGGCCGATCTCGCGGGCCAACTGCTCAAGGCGAGGGTCATCACCCACGTTGAGGGACGGCAGCAACTCTGCGATGTCTCGCACGTTGCCGACCAAACTGTCGTAAAGCTTGGCACCCTTCTTGTCGGGATCGTATGCC